GATGGGCACGCGCTAGCGACGGTTAACTACGTCGCCACCTTCGCGGCCAACGACTACATTGAAGTCTACTGGAACGGGACTAGCACCAACCTGTCCATCGAGCAACTTCCGTCTGCCACGGGTCCTGTACGTCCGGCCACCCCGTCCATCATCCTGACGGCCTGCCAAATCACCTACCAGGGTGTCACCGGACCTACGGGTCCTACGGGGGCTTCCGGGGCTACGGGACCGACCGGACCTACCGGCCCTACGGGTGCTGCGGGAGTCACCGGTCCTACCGGCCCTGCTGGAGCTACCGGACCCACTGGTCCCACCGGAGCGGCTGGCGTTACAGGCCCAACTGGTCCCACTGGCCCTGCTGGGGCTACGGGTGCGGCTGGTCCCACGGGGCCTACAGGCCCGACTGGTGCAGCGGGAGCCACGGGTCCCACCGGCCCCACGGGTCCGCAAGGGGCACAGGGCATCACTGGCCCCACCGGCCCCACGGGTCCCGCTGGAGCTACCGGCCCCACCGGACCTACTGGCCCTACGGGAGCAAGCGTCACTGGTCCTACCGGGCCTACGGGTCCAACAGGTCCCACTGGCCCAACGGGCCCTACCGGCCCGGCAGCTACGGGTGCTGGTGGCGCCACTAATGTATGGATTCCGGCGTCTGCTTGGATTCCCCGCACCACTTCGGGGTGTGGCGTCAACTCCCTAGAAGCGGCCACCAACAAGGTGAACTACGACGTGCTGGAGTTTGATGCGGCGGCCATCGAGTACGCGCAGGCGTTGGTTGTTATGCCCTCCAACTGGAATGCCGGAACGGTGACATCTAAGTTCCATTGGACGGCGGCATCCGGCTCTGGTGATGTGGTGTGGCAGCTCTCCGGGCGAGCCTACGCCAATGACGATGCCATCGACCAAGCTACCGGCACGGCACAGACGGCAACCGACACCCTGACGGCGGCGAATGACGTGGATATCTCCCCTGCCACATCTGCCATCACTTTGGCGGGTACGGCGGCCAATGGAAACCCCATTGTCTACGAACTTAGCCGTAAGGCTACGGATGCTGGCGACACCCTCGCCGTGGACGCCCGCCTCCTTGGCGTCGAAATCTCCTACACGTCGAGCTAATGAGGGCAAGGCAGAGACATTTTAGCTACAAGGCCGCCGGAGCTAGTTTGGCTCTAGATACGCGCTACATCTCTGGCACATCAGACGGAAGCACCGTACAAACTTGGTCAGACATCTCTGGCAATGCGCGGGATGCGACACAAGCGACCGCTGGTTCAAGGGCAACTTACAAGACGGCGATTCAAGGAGGGAATCCAATTCTTAGATTTGATGGCGGAGACTTCTACAATGCGACGTTTGTAACCGGAACAGCATATTCCATTTACATTGTCTACAAACGCAGCGGGTCCAACGCCAACGCCTTTGATAATGCTACCTTGGTCGCATCTGCTGGCACGACCGGAGGCACGGCTGCCAATCAACGGCGCTATCAACTTTATTACGATTCTGCTTCGGGTGGTAGATTCGGGCTTTTTACAAATGCGACCGTCAGTAATTTTATTACTAGGAACGACAACTTCAACATACACTCCGTAACAGCGGCGGTTGGGAGTGGGGATCAAGAATATCTTCTGAACGGAGGCTCGCGTCAAACCGCAAGTGTTTCTGGACAATCTGGAGTTACATCAGGAAGTGTCCGGATGACTGTCGGAGCTTCTTCGTGGGACAATGTGCTGCAATTTGTCGGCGATATGGGACTTCTTATCGCATTTGAGACCGCGCAATCCTCATCGCTTCGCCGCCGCCTTGAGCAATCAGCCGCCTACTCCTTCAAAATCGCCTGCTCGTGACCACTTACCTCACCCTAGACTGCGCGCTCCGCGCCGAAACCGACCCGACCGCCATCTCCAATCTAGAGCGCAAGGGCTGGGTCGTCACCGTTCCGCCGAGCTACGACCCGGCGACCGAGCAGCCGCCGGTCTGGGAGAACTGCGGCTGGGTGGTGAAGCCCGTACCGCCTCCCGAGCCCTACCGCGTCAGCAAAGACACCATAACCAGCCGCGTGCTGGACGCCGGAAAGCTGCCCGACCTGATGAGCCTGATTGCGGGCCTGCCTGCCGAGCAGCAGTTCCTCTGGACCAACTATGCGTGGTTCTGGAACAACAACCAAACCATCATTGCGATGTGTGCCCAGCTCGGCCTCGACCCAGCCGTCATCCTCGCGCCTGATCCGTACCTGACCTAACCTTTAGACAACTGCAACAAATACAACGACTATGAGCGCCCACTTCACCACGCCCACCGACGAACTCCTGCTGCTCGCGGAGACGCTGGGCGAAGTCAAAACGAAGGCCGACAAGCTCGAAGCCGAGTTCGCGACGCAGGCGCGCCCGCTTGAGGCGGCGACGAACGCGCTTTCCGCGGCGCTCTCTGGCATCAAGGCGCTGCAATTCCACGTCCTTGACAACAACCTCGGGGCGCTGTCCGCGCGGGTCGAGGAGATGCGGAAAGCGGTTGACGAGCAGGTGGGCGTCATCGCGCTCGAGCTCAAGAAGGCCGACGAGACCAACGCCGCCAAGGCCGGGCAGGAGGCCGAGGCGCTGCGCTCTGAGATCGCGGCCTTGCAGACGCAGCTGGGCACGCTGGGCGCGCAGTTCGCGGCGCAGCTGGAGCGGGTGGAGTTCTCCGCGAAGGAGGAGGCGAAGAAGCTTCAGCTGATCCCCGGTCCCGCGGGCGCGGCCGGTGCGTCGCTCAACCCGCGCGGCACGTTCATTGACGGCGAGACTTACAACCGCCTCGACGTTGTCTCGTGGCTCGGCTCGTCCTACATCGCCGCGGTCGATGGCGTGACCGAGAAGCCGTCGCGCAACTCGAACCAGTGGCAAGTGCTAGCCTCGCGGGGGGGGAATGCGGGGGGCAGTACGACCGATGTTAATGCAATTCTTCCCTATCAGTCTGGGAATGATGGGAAATTGCTTACGACTGACGGATCAATCGCAAGCTGGAGTAGCACGCTAAGTTCTCCTTTAACAATTTCAGATACTACCTCGTCAAGCAGCACTTCAAGTGGCGCGTTGATTGTAGGAAGCGGAACTAGCGGTGGACTTGGAGTTGCTGGTGCGATTTTTGCAGGAAACACGATCACATCGACGAGTTCACTCGGAAGCGCGAGGCTTCAGCTGAATCTAGTAAATACGTCGACTTCTGCTTCGGCTAGCAGCATATTTCGATTTAACGTAGGAACAAAGAGCTCTACGCTTCAATTTTTCAACGAAAACAATGGGACGTATCCAGAGCATTTGCGGTTGTCGTCAACTGGGCCGATTTCTTTTGCTTCGAATAACATTCAAGTTATAGAGGTCAGGCCGACCTATGCCGCAATACTTTTGAGCACCGCCTCCACGTCCACCTCCAGCGGTGCGCTGGTGGTGAGCGGGGGCGTGGGCGTGGCGGGGGCTGTCAATGCTGGCACGTTCTACGGCCTTGTGGATGGCGTTACCGCTCCCGGTACCGAATCCGGCTATGCCCGCATCTATGTAGACAGCGCCGACGGCGACCTCAAGGTCAAGTTCGGCGACGGCACCGTCAAGACCATCGCCACCGACAGCTAATCTCATTAAATGAACTCCACGCTTATTTCCATTCAACCCGTATCCGTCTGGACCTCCAGCGGCACCAAGACCGCCACCCAGTTTGGCGTTCGGTATGTCAACTACCAGAACGGCCCCGCCGTTGCCGACTGCGTGCTCCTCGACGCCGCTGGTGCGGAGGTGAGCGCCCAGCTGGTCAACGCCACCGAGGCGCAGACCGACGCTTGGACGGACGACGCGTCCTTCTACGCTGTCCTCGCCACCAACGCTGGCCTGACCCCGCTCTGATTTGACGGAGCGCGCTGCGTCGTGAATCAAAACACGATGACTCCCGAGCAGGCACTCCAGAACCTCGCGCACGTCGCCGCGGCCTTCCGCGGTACGGCGCAGGAGCACGACATCCTTCGCCAGTCCGTTGAGACGCTGGCGAAGGCAATCCAAGCGCCGCCGGTTTTGCCGAGCGGCAGTTAAGTAATGAGCCTCATCTCCTTCCTCGCCAGCGCCGCCGGAGGCACGATCCTCGGCGGTTTGACGCAGGTGCTCGGGTCGGCGGTGGGCGAGCTCAAGGAGTGGAGCGCGAGCAAGCGGCGGATCGCGGAGCTGGCCGCGATGAAGGAAAAGCAGATCGCCATTGCGGAGGTCGAGGCGTTCGCGAAAGCCGTGGAGGGCACGCTCGGCTCTACCTACGCGCCGCCGCCCACGGCGCCCAGCTGGCAACACGGGCTCCTTGCCATCGCTGCTTTCTCGACGCAGATGGTCCGGCCGCTGATGGTCGCGGGCGCGTGCGCCTACATCTGGACCCGCCCGCCCGAGCAACTCGCCGGGCTCCAGCCGGAGATTCTCACGGTCTCCTTTGCCTGCGTTTACTTCTGGCTCGGCGTGCGCCACCAGATGACGCGCAGCAAGTAACTTACTCCGATGATCAAGCCAGCCGACGCCGTCGCCGCAATCGCTCCTCCGGTCGCCACCGTGACCGCGGGACAAATTCACTCAGGACTCGGCATCGCGACCGGCGTCGTCTCGCTCGCGTTCCTGATCTGGCGCTGGCACCGCGACTGGCGCATTGCCCAGCGCGAGGACGCGAAGCACGCCGAGGAGGCTGCGAAGCGTGACTGACTGGTCCGCAGTCCAGCGGGACGAGACCCGCAAGGTGTACGAGGCCGAGGTCGCGGGCCTGCGAAAGGAGCTCGAGGTTGCGCGGTCCGCGCTCGCGAACGCGACCAAGGCGCGAAAGACGAAGATGCCCGCGCCAGCCTCGATGCGGCGCCGGTCCGGCAGCGACATCGTCCGCGTCGTCATCCCTGACACGCACGGTTGCCTGATCGACAAGCCCGCGCTGGCGGCGATGCTCGCGGACATCAAGGCGCTGGACCCGCAAGAGATCATCCTCCTCGGAGACCACGTCGACTGCGGCGGCTTTTTGGCGCAGCATCACGTGATGGGCTATGTCGCCGAAACCGATTACACCTACGAGGAAGACCTTGCCGCTGCGAAAGCTTTCCTCGACGCGCTCCAGTCCGCGGCGCCGCGCGCGAAGATCGAGTACCTTGAAGGGAACCACGAGCGCCGCGTCGAGACGTGGTGCGTGACGCAGGTGCTCAGGCACAAGAAGGACGCCGAGGGCTTGCGCCGCCTGCTGGCGCCGGAGTTCCGGCTCGGGCTCAAGGAGCGCGGCATCGCGTACTACCGGCAAGGCGAGTTCTACGACGGCCTGCCGGTCCCCGGCGTCATCAAGCGCGGGAAGTGCTTCTTCTTTCACGGCGTCTCGACAGCCAAGAACGCGGTCGGCGCGACGGTCGACAAGATCGCCGGCAACTGCGTGTTCGGCCACACGCACCGCGCGCAGAGCAACATCGTCCGCCGCATCTCCTCCGGCATCATCGGCGCGTGGAACCCTGGCTGCCTCTGCCAGCTGCAACCGTTATGGCAGCACACGGCACCGACCGATTGGTCGCACGGCTACGCGGTGCAGCTGGTCGCGACGAGCGGCGCCTTCCTGCATCTGAACATTCCCATCATCGAGGGCGAGTCGCACTTCGCTGCGTTGCTCAAGCTATGAACTGGAAATCCCTCGTCGAAGCGCAGAACCGCAAGACCTACGTGCTGCCCGCCGGCTGGGATTCGCGCGACAAAGTGGCCGAGCAGCTGGAGTGCAGCGTCGACAATGTGCGCGTGCTCCTCGGGCCAGCGATCCGCGCCAAGACCGTCGAGGTCGCGCAATTCCCGGTCTGGGATGAGATTACGAAAAAGGTCGTGCGCGTGACCGCATATCGGCGCCGCGACGGCTCGGGCGTCAAAGCCGGAAAATGATTTGACGGATGCGGCCTTTGCGATGGCCGCTCCCACCATTACTTTCGCCGCCGCTGCCGGGCAGATCGACGCCGCCTCGGGCGTGATCCGCGGCGTCTCGCTGATCACCGAAGGCCCGGCGCTCGGGCACGGAGTGATGATCGACGGCAAGACGCTCGAGCAGGTTAAGGCCGCGGCGGAGCAGTACAGCGGCGGGCTCAAGGTGAAGCTCGATCACTCGGGCGGCGCGGGCGACATCATCGGCTACGTGGACGCGCTGCGGATCGAGGGCCGAAAGCTGCTTGGCGATCTGCATCTACTCGAGAACTCGCCGCACCGCGGCTACGTCCTCGAGATCGCGGAGAAGATCCCCGACACGTTCGGGCTGTCGATTGCGTTCTCCGGTCCGGTCGAGATGGGCGCGGACAAGCGGACCGTTCTGCAACGCTGCACGGAGATTTATTCGGTCGATCTCGTGAGCGAGCCCGCGGCCAACGCGGCCGGGCTGTTCGAGCGCCGGATGAAAGCTTTTCAGACCTCCGAGGATAATTCGTCCGAGGAGGAGAAACCTGAAATCGAAATCACTATTCCTATGAACGAAGATGCCAAGAAGGAGATCGCGGGGATGATCGAGTCCGCGATGATGGCGATGGGTGACCGACTCGCCAAGCTCGAGTCGATGCTGCCCAAGCCCGAAGACAAGCCCGCCGCGATGTCGGCCAATAACGACGCGATTGCGCTCGCTGCCAAGCAGGCCGCGGCCGACGCGCTGAAGGAGTTCGCGAAGACCATCGGGGCGCCCGCCGCTCCCGCGGTTTCCGCCGAGGCTCCCGCGAAGAAGGACGAGACCAAGTCGTTCGAGGCCGTCGTTGCCGCTAAGGCCGTCGAGCTCAAGGGCGACAAGGGCGCGGCCATCGCCTTCGCGATCAAGAACAACCCTGACCTTTACGCCGCCTACCGCTCCCGCGTGCAGGCCGGTGAACTTATCAAACTCTAACCAAATCTAGCAATGGCTACTCAATACCTCGGCGCGGGCACGTTCCTCGCCAACGAAGTGATCACCGCTTTCCGGATGGTCACGATCTCCAACAATCGCGGCGTCGGTCTGTCCGCCACGGGCACTCGTCCCGATGGCGTCGCGCAGAACGATGCCGCTTCCGGTGATTACGTCACCGTGAAGTTTATGACCGGACCGGGCACCCAGAAGGGTCAGCTCGTCGCGGGTCCGATCACCGTCGGCGACACCCTGTTCGCCGGGGCCAGCGGTCAGGTCGCTCTCAGCGGCACCGTGACCGTGGGCAAGATCCTCACTACTTCGACGACGGCCGCTGTCGTCGAGTTCATCCCGAAGAACTTCTAACCCTTAAAATTTACTAACAATGTATTCCAACGCTGCTGCGGTTTTCCGCGGCGATATCGCTGGCGTCCTCGAGCAGGCCAAAGATTGGGAAACCAGTCTGATCGGCACGCGCGTGATGCCCATCCTCAACGTCCCCGTCCGCGCTGGTCAGTACCCGAGCTTCAAGCTCCAGCAGGGTCAGCTGCTGAAGTCTGAGGTGAAGGTGCGTGACCCGTACTCCACGTTCCCGCGTGGTACCCGCGCCTACACGCAGGAGACCTTTAACGCGCTTGAGTACGGTTACGAGGAGGCGGTGGACGACACCGTGACCGCGGACGTCTCGCGCTTCTTCGACGCCGAGGTCATCGCCGCCAAGCTCGCTCGCCGCAAGCTCCTGCTCGCGCACGAGCTCCGCGTCGCTGCCGAGATCTTCAACACGTCGAACTTCACCTCGACCAACTCGGGCACCGCCTACACGACCGCCAACATCGCCACCTTCGACGTTGGCGAGGACGTGCAGCTGGCGATTGACCGCCTGATCGCCAACGGCGAGTCCACGAGCAACCTGCGCGTGGTCATCCCGTACCCGGTGTGGACCCGCATCCGCGCCTCGACCAAGTTCCAGAACCGCCTGCGCGGCGCTGGCATCTCGAGCGACACGATCCTCAACGCCAGCACGCAGGCCGCCGCTGAAGTCTTCGGCGTGTCCGAGGTGCTGATCGGCCGGAGCGCTTATGACTCCGCCGCCGAGGGCGTCGCCTACTCCTCGGCGAATGTCTGGGCCAATACCTACATCTGGGTTGGTTCCGTCACCGAGGGCGGCGCGGGCTTCTTCGGCGGCGGCGCCGGGTTCACGCTCAACTGGAGCGAGTACGGTCCCGCCATCGGCGTCTTCACTTACCGTGAAGAGGCGATCAAGAGCAACATCGTGCGCGCGTCGCAGTACACCGCCGAGAAGGTGGTCAACACCAACGCGGGTCAGCTTATCGCAACCCAGTTCGCATAAGAATACGTTTGCTTAAACTAAACCGGCGCCCTTAACTGGGCGTCGGTTTTTTTTATGCACCCTTGGCACGGAATCGGATTTAAGCAGAGAAAGGCGAAGGCGCAGGAAATGCGCGAGTGGCTCCGTGCAAATAAGGACGCGAGGATAAAGGCGGGAACCAAGAGGGAAGACGGCAAAGTGTTTTGCGGATATGGCGTCGGATATTCCAACGGAGAACAATGGAGCGATCCAGCCGTTCTAGAAAACAATCGAAGGCTCTGCCGGGAACGAATCAGAGAAATCCGTAAATCCGAAGAATACCGTCTGGCGTACTTAGAATATTCAAAAGCTCGTTACGCAAAACGCGAAGATGTTCGCGCGAAAAGTAAACTGCGGAATCAAGTTTGGTCGGCGAAGTATCCCGAGCGCAGGAGCCAACGCGCCGCGAAGCGTCGCGCGCTCAAGCGATCCCTGCATCATCCGCAGCACGATGAGATCGTCGAGCTACGTCTGCACGAGGAGGCAAAGCGGCTGACCGCGGAGACCGGCATCGAGCATCACGTCGACCACATCATCCCGATCAAGCACGGCGGCTTTCATCATCACGAGAACTTGCAAGTTCTACCGGCGAACGTGAACCTCGCGAAGAGCTCGACGCCATTCTGGGTTTCGTCGACCTACAAGGACTTTCGCTCGGTGCCGCAATGGCTATGGCCGGAGCCGCTCGTCGACTTCTATCTGGCGATGCGAACGGTCTAATTTGACGAGTCCCGCAGCGCAATGCGGATCTCCCTTTGCGTCATCGCAGGCAACGAGGCCGAGCACATCGTCTCGATGCTCTCCTCGTTTAAGCACTTCTTCGACGAGTTCGCGCTCGTCCGCGCCATCGGGGCCAAGGAGCCGGACGCGACCATCGAGCTTGCGACCGCGTGGTGCCGAGAGAACGGCAAGGTGATGCTCTGGACCGACTATCAGAACGGGCCGGGCGCCGAGCGATGGGACCACGTCGACTCCTTCGCGAACGCACGCAACGCCGCCTTTAAGCTCGGCAGCGGCGAGTGGCTGATCTGGGCCGACTGCGACGACGTGATCGAGGACGCGAGCGAGGCCGCCGCCGCCGCCTTCCGCGCGACGCTGGCCGCGCTGCCGGACGGCGTGTCGATGATCCGTTGCCCGTACGACGTCCGCGGGACCAACAAGAAGCTGCACCGCGAGCGGGCGATCCGCGCCTCGGCCTTCCGCGCCGGGCGCCGCTGGCATCACGACGTCCACGAAAACCTCCTGCTGCTTGCGGGCGACAAGCACGAAGACCACGCAACGCCGGTCTGGGTTCATCAACCGAAGTCGATCAAGAAGGAGAACCGCCGCCGGAACCTCCGCATCCTCGGGCACTCGGTGAAGGAGACGCCCACGCAATACTTCTACATCCATCAGGAGCACGTCTGCTCGGGCAATCGGCAGGCCGCGGAGCAGTTCGGCAAGATCGCGATTTCGTTCCCGAACCTCGAGGCATCTTTCCGGTACGAGGCGCTGCTCAATCTCGCGAAGCTGTGCGGCGACCACCGCGAGGCGATGGGCTACGCGCTGCAAGCGCACGCAGTCTTCCCGTGGTGCCGCGAGGCTTACGCCGCCATCATCCTGCTCACCTTCGAGAAGAACGACGGGCGCCGCGCCCGCTGGTGGGCCGAGGAGATGCTGCGCCTGCGCGAGCCCATCGGCGCCGACCGGCCGTGGACGACGGAGGCGAAGTACTACGGCTGGGCGGGCTACGATCTGGCCGCGCGTGCGTTCCGCCTCGATGGCTACGAGGCGCGGGCGAACATCCTTCAATCGCAGTTCCATCAAGGCGAAGTGCCTCGCATCTCGCTTCTGCACGCCACCCGCGGCCGGACCTCAAAGGCCGTCAACGCACGCGAAGTCTGGCTCCAGCTGGCCGAACGTCCTGAGCGCGTGGAGCACATCTTTGCCGTCGATGCGGACGACAAGGAGAGCGTGCAGATGGCGCGACAGTTCGTCTCCGTCACCTCGGACAAGCGTTCGTGCGTGGCCGCGTGGAATCTGGCCGCAAAGAAGGCGCGCGGCGATCTGCTGGTGCAAGTCTCGGACGACTGGATTCCGCCGCCGGGATGGGACGCGAAGCTCCTTTCGCTCGTCGAGGGCCGCGACCTCCAAAAGGAGCAGATCGTCCTTGCCGTCTCGGACGGCCACCGGACGGACAAGCTGCTGTGTATGGCGATTCTCTCCCGCGCCCGCCTCGAGGCGCAGGGCGATCTGTTCTTCGAGGGCTACGAGTCTGTCTTCTCCGACAACGAGTTTTCGCACCGAGCGTGGCGCGACGGCATTGTGATCGACGCGCGCGACCGCTTCCGCTTCGAGCACCAGCACCCGGCCTTCGGCAAGGCGCAGATGGACGCGACCTACGCGCACAACAACTCGCGCGACCGTTACATCGCAGGCGAGGCGATCTTCAAAACCCGCAACCCTGACGCGCAATGATTCCCGAAGGCTATCACCTAGACTGGGACACGGGCGCGCTCTGCGCCGCGGATCGCCGCATCACGGCCGTCTACGATCACGCCTACGTGGCGCGGTACGAGAAGTACCCGCAGGCCGAGCTATCGCGCATCCGCGCTGAACTGGTCAACCGCTGGGCTCCGGAGGCGAGCAGCGTGCTCGACGTGGGCTGCGGAACTGGCGCGTTCCTTGAGGCGATGCGGGCGATGCAGCCGAACGCCAAGCTCTACGGTCACGATGTCTCGCCGTACCCGCTGCCTGACTTCATCCGAAAAGTCACGCCGGGCTGGTTCACGAGCGAGTGGGATGCGGTCACGTTCTTCGACAGCCTCGAGCACTTCGACGACCTAACGTGCATCAAGCTATTGCGCGCGCAGACCGTCGTCGTCTCGCTCCCGTGGTATCATCCGTACCTCGGGCCGGAGTGGTTCGCTCGCTGGAAGCACCGCAGGCCGGGAGAGCATCTGTGGCACTTCACTCCGGAGGCGCTGGCTCGACTATTCCACCGCGCCGGGATGCGGGCCGTCTACGTCGGAAACCCCGAGGACGCCGTCCGCAAGCCGGAGCCGGACGCGCAGGGGCCGAATATCCTAACGATGGTTTTCAGACGCTGAAGATGCTGACCATCTTTACCCTAGTCCTCAACGGGATGCCGCGAATCGCCCAGCATCTTGAGACATTCCGCCATCTACCGATCCCGTGGCGCTGGCGCATTGTCGAGGGCGTGGCCGCGCCGCTCCACTGTACCTCGTGGTGTCGGCAGGTACCGCCTGAGTTTCAGCGCGACGGACTAAGCGTCGACGGAACGACCGAGTACCTCGACAGTATTAACGATGACAGGGTCAAGGTAATCCGAGTCAACAGACCGTGGGACGGCAAGATCGCGATGATTGCCGCGGCGCTCGATGGTGTGGAGGATGGAGCCGTGATGGAGATCGACGCGGACGAAATATGGACCGCGCCGCAGCTGGAAACTATTTACCAACAGCTGATCCTCCGTCAGCCGGGCGACGCTATGCAGTTTTCTTGTCGCCTTTTTGTAGGTCCGAGTAAGGTCGTCACCACGCAATCAGGCTTCGGGTCTAGACCTTACGAATGGTTCCGGGCGTGGCGATGGGGGCCGGGCGTGGCGTTTGCCAAGCACGAACCACCTAAGCTCAACAGATCTGGCGCGATCTGTTCACGGAAAAGCACGGCGGCGGCTGGGTTAATCTTCGACCATTATGCGTACGAGACCGAAGCGCAGGCACGATTTAAGGAGGCGTTCTACGGCTACGCTGGGTTGACCGAAAGCTGGCGGCGGTTGCAGCAGACTCCCGGCGAGGTGCAGCTTTGCCGCTTCTTTCCTTGGCTACGAAATGAGCCGTGGGTAAAAGCCGACGACCTACACTAAGATGAAGATCTGCCTCGTTTACCATATGCGGCTGGGCGACATCATCCGCCTCCTGCCGATTGCGCGGTGTCTCGCGAGCCAAGGGCACACGGTGTACGTCGAGTGCCTCGAGCCCTACTGGGGGCTGTTTAACTGCGTCAGCTACGCCCGGCCCGCCCGGCCGGAGGACCGCGAGGCGATGAAGTACGGGCGCGTGATCGACCTACAAGTCTGGCCGCATCGGTATCAGGACTACCGCCGGAGCGGCAAGCCGTGGAGCGAGTTCGTCTTTAGCCTGCATCCTGAGTTCGCGGGTCTCGACCGGCGCCCGGTCTTCGATCTGATCGGGGAACAGCCGATGCTCGCCGAGTACGGCATCCGCGAGCCGGTCTGCCTATTCGCCCCGATGGGCTACTCGCAAGGGCGCCAGCACTCGCTGGGCGCGCTTCTAGACGCCTGCGCCGAGCTAACGCAGCATCGCATCGTCTTCCTCGTGGACGCGCTCCAGCTGGGTCACCTGCGCGATCAGGGCGTGCCGAACCGGGATATGCTCTGCGCCCGGTCTCCCGCCCACCTGCCGCGGCTGATTCGCGATGCCGCCGATTTCTTCACCGTCAACTCCGCGCCGTGCATCATCGCGGGCGCCGTCCGCAAGCACTTCTGGCACGTGCCCTCCGGCATCGCGCAGGATGACCAGTTCAGCGAGGCGTCGCAGGTTGTGACAATTCGCGATTAGGTATGGCCGTTCGTGACTTCGACCCGACCCAGCTTGCCGCCGATCAAGGCGCCATCCTCGATCAGGCAGGGATCACGTTCTCTTACTTTGGCTCCTCGATCACGGGCGTCTGGTCGTCGAGCCGGACGATGTTCGGCGACTTTGAGGAACAGCGCCGGGACGATGTTCGCTTTACGGTCTTCTTCACGACCTCGCAGATCACCGGCACGCCTGCGCCCGCGACCACTTGCGTGCGGGCTGGCGTGACCTACTTCGTCGAGCAGGTGCGCTTTGACGCCGAGGGGCCGGGCTGCGAGATGGACGTCATTAAGGCGATATGATCGCCGTGACGCTCAACTCGGCGAAGCTCGACTACGCCTTGCAGCGTTTGGCGTCGGCCGCGCGCGTTGATCTAGGCAAGGTCATCAAGCAGGAGGGCGGCAACGTGGCGCGGTCGATAATGATGATTCTGCCGCCGACCGGACAACACGAGCACCGGAAGAGCAAAAAGCCGGTGAGATCCGGCCTGACGACGGCTGCAAAGGAGCAGGGCGAATACGCAATCAAATCGGATCTCTTCGGCGGAAGGACGCGGACCATAAAAAAGCAGATTACGACGCTCGGCATCTTCCAGCGGATCGGAAGTTCAAAGGTAACGCCGCCCAAAAGAGCGCGGACCGAAACCGTTAACGTGCGTCTGGGGTGGGAGACATCCAAGACGATTCGCATCTACTGGAAGTTCTGGAACCAGAACGCATCGGTATCGACGATGCGGAACTTCCATCTGAAGTATCGCGACCGCTACGGACGCATCGGCTACGTTGACCGGAATCCGATCGGCCGCTGGCAGGTTCAGAATCAGATGTGGATCAGCGATGCATCCGCCGATCGTTATCTCAACTCCGTCCAGTCGAAGGTTGGCTGGGCCAAGGCTGGATTTGCCGCAGCGGCTCTCGCGACCGGACAGCGCGTGCCAGCTTGGGTCCGTCGTCACGCGGCGCGTGCCGGCGTCGAGTCGCACAACTTCACCAGCGATAAACCGTTTCTGACCGGCACGGCGACCAACATCAAGGTGCCAAACCCTGATCGCTACGTAAATGATGCGCTGGAGTTCCGAGCGAAGATCACTCTGAAGAAAGTCGACGCCATCCTCGCCAACCGCGCCGTCAACCTTGGATTCGCGCGCATCAATGGAGCGGGCCGCGTGCAGGAGAATATGCCACAATGAGTACGAGAACCAGCATCCGCAACGCCATCGCCAACGCGCTCACCACTCAGGGCGTGGTGCCGACCGCGAACATCCTCAAGGGTCGCAACAATACCCTCGCCTCGGTCTCGTTCCCGTCCTGCGCCGTGTACGCGGTGCACGAGGATGTCGAGGTCCGCACGCTGGCGCCGTCGAATCGCGACCAGTACCGCGTGCTTCAAGTCGTGGTCGAGTACTTCACCGCGCAGACCTCGACGACGCTCATCGACGATCTCTTTGATACCGGGTCCGCTGCCGTCGAAGCGGCCGTTTTGTCAGACGTAACCCTTGGCGGCGTCTGTCGTGATTTGCATTTGACGAGCGTGGATTATGTGATCGAGCCGGACGAGAACCTTCGCTGGGGAACGGCTCGGCATAATTTCAACTGCATCTATCTAACAACCGACTAAAATGGCGACTCATCTCGGACGAGAAGGAATCCTTAAAGTCGCGATCAGTCGCGTGGTCGGAGAGCTCAGAAACTACTCCTTAGCCTACAGTTCGGATGTCGTCGAGGACTCGACGCTCAATGACGAGTATCGCACGAAAAAGGCGACGCTCGAAACTTGGACGATGAGCGCGGATGTTTACTGGGACGAGGCGGATGTTGGGCAGGTTCGGCTGACACCCGGAGCCGGGGTTTTCATCGACTTGTATCCCGAAGGAATTGCATCTAGCGCCATCCTTTATGGCGGCCTCGGCGTCGTTACTAAATACGACATCTCGGGCACTTTCGACGGGATGGTCGAAGGTTCAATCACTGTCGAAGGCAACGGGATCTTGTCCACACTTACCGTCTGAGATACCAACTTAACCACGCAATCAAATGGCTAACCATCTAGGCCGCGAAGGCACCGTCAAAATCTCCTCAACTACCATCGGGGAGCTCCGCAACTACGCGCTCGCCCACTCCTCCGACGTTGTCGAGGACTCGGTGATCGGCGACACGTACCGCACTCGCAAGGGCACGCTCAAGACGTGGTCCGTCAATGGCGACCTCTACTGGGATGAGCTTGATGCCGGGCAGATCGCGCTGACCATCGGCGCCTCGGTGACCGTTAACCTGTACCCCGAAGGCATCGCCGCGACCTCGACCTATTACTCGGGCTCCGGCATCGTGACCAAGTTCGACATCAGCGCCGCGTTCGACGGGATGGTCGAGGGCTCGATCACCATCGAGGGCAACGGCGTACTTAGCACTTTGACGGTTTGAGGTGCTAAATGGACCCAATCGACCTAGTTCGTGAGCACTTCGCCTCCCTCGGCACCCGAAAGATCGAGGTGCCCGAGTGGAAGCTGACCATCTACGCCGCGCCCGTCACGCTCGCCGAGAAGAACCGGCTCTACAAGAAGAGCAAGGAGAGCGATATGGAGTTACTCGTTGACCTTCTGATTATGAAGGCCACCGACGCGAACGGCCAGAAGCTCTTCACGCTCGAGCACAAGCCGACGCTGCTCAACAAGGCCGACTCGAACGTGGTCGCGCGCGTCTCCAATGCGATCCTCGCTGACGAGGCGCCCAAGGCCGACGAGCTAAAAAACTAATGCACGGCGGGGATGCCGCCGACATCCTCGCCGTTTACGCTCTCGCGGAAAAGCTCGGCAAGTTCGCTCACGAGATTCTTGAGATGCCGATCTCCGAGATGCAGGGCTGGGTCGCATACTTCCACCACAAAAACCGCGTAAGCTCCTAATATGGCAACAGCGACTTTTACCCTGCGCGCGGTCGATGAGACGAAGGCCGCGTTTGCGAGCGTTGAGAACTCGCTTCAGCGCATCGACAACGACGTTCGCAGCATCGGCAAGGGCTTCCGAATCGGGAATGTCTTCAAGGATTTGGTTCGCGGCTTTGGAATCGGCAGCGGGTTTCAGATCATTCAGAGCACCTTTGAGGGAATAAACCAGCAGCGGAAGGAGGAGTTGGAGACCGCGGAGTTTATCAACAAGGAGCAGGAGAAGCAGCTTTCGCTGCTCAAGCAGATCTTCGCATTGCGGCAGACGCCAGAGCAACAGACTCAAGTTCAGCTTCGAGACTTGAAGCGTCAGATGGCAGAGATTGAGGCCGAGCGAGAAAAGATTCTCGACGTGCGGCGACGGACATTCACACCAATTCAAAAGCCGGGCTCGGCGTTTAGAAGTGCGGAGGAAAATCGAGCCGCAATCGCGCCGAAGATTGCGGACCTCACGGCAGAGGAGGCGCGTCGCGTCGCCGAACTTAACACAAAGTACCAAGAACTTCGACTTCAGATCGACAAGCTGAATCAAAGTTCGGAGCAGAGGGCGCTAGATCTTCGAGAATCCGAGCGAATCAGCGACCAGACTCGCAAGATCGGCGCTTACACCAAGGGGCTAGAAGCGCAGGAAGCCGCGTTCAATAGGCTCGTTGCCGCGCAGAAAAAGGCCAACGACGAGACGGAGCAGGCGCGCGAGCGCGCAAACGCTGCGAAGGAAAAGGTGGAGGCGCAAGCGGAGGCATACCGCAAGCTGGGCGACCCGCTTCGGATTTACGCGCAGCAACTTGAGGAGGTTAACAAACTAGAGCGCGAAGGTGCTTTGACTGTGGCGGATGCTTCTCGGGCGCGAGATCAGATCTTCCGCAATCGAACCGCGACTCAGAAGCAAAGGATCGAAACATCTCTTGACGAGTTCTTCGGCGAGATGGACAAGATCAAAACCGAAACCAGCGTGATGGCGCAGGCGGCAGACGACCTTGGTTTCTCGTTCTCGTCCGCTTTTGAGGATGCAATCATCTCCGGCCAGAAATTCTCGGATGTGATGCGTAGTTTGGCGCAGGATATTCTACGAGTCTTTACGCGCCTCGCAGTGACCAATCCTCTCATCAATTCAATCTTCGGTGGCATCTCTGGCTTCAGTCTCTTGCCGACAATCGCAGGGACTCGAGCCAAGGGCGGGCCGGTCTCGATGGGTTCTGCCTACATCGTTGGTGAGGAGGGGCCTGAGATCTTTGTTCCCAAATCGTCGGGCGATATCATCGCCAATAAGGGAGCCTCTGCCTCGATGGCCGGATCATCTGGCACGAGCGTCACGGTCAACTACAACATCGCCGCGGGCGTTACGCGGGGCGAGCTCGTGCCGATCCTCGAGGCCGAGCGCAAGCGACTCAAGGCCGAGATCCCAGATATGGTGCGCCGCGGTGGCGCCTACCGCGCAGCCTTCGCCTAAGTTATGGCTCTCACCTACCCGCTCACGCCGCCCTCGCCGTTTCGCATCTCGCGGCTTTCCCTGACTGGTGCGAGCGCGACCTCGCGCAACATCTCGCCGTTCACCTACCAGATCCAGCAATACAATTGGCCGGGTCAGGCGTGGCTCGGGCAGGTCGAGTGCCCGCCGATGGTGCGCGCGGACGCCGAGGCGGTGATCGCGTTCCTGCTGGCGGCGCAGCGCGGCACGTTCTACTTCCAAGACTACGCCAACCCGACGAACCGCGGCGGCGTGACCGGCACGCTGACCGTCTCGAGCGCGACGGCCAACACCTCGACGCTCACGTTCAGCGGAGCCACCGGCTCCTTCGCGCTGGGCGACTGGCTCCAGATCTCGACCTCGCTTTACAAGGTCGTGCAGGTCAACTCCTCGAGCAGCGTGGACTTGTTCCCAGTGCTGCGCTCGAGCTACGCGGGCGGCACCGCGATCACTTACTCGAACGCGAAGGGCGTCTTCCGGCTGGCCGAGCCGAAGACCGACTGGTCGATTGACCTCGCGTCCATCTACGGCGTGAGCTTCGCCATCGTGGAGGACGTTGCCTGATGAGCATCACGACCGCAGGCCGCACGCTCTCCGCGGATATGGTGACCGAGGTCACCGCGACGCAGCTTGCTCCGATCCTGCTCGCGAACCTTCAGTTCTCGACGCCGGTTTATCTCTGGTCCGGCTATGGCTCGCTCGGCTACGGCGGCGTAACCTATCTCGGCATCGGCACGCTCGGCACGATCTCGCCCGTCGAGGAGACGACAGACCTCGCGGCGCGCGGGATCTCGATGCGTCTCTCGGGCGTGCCGACCGCGAACGTCGCGCTGGCGCTCACCGAGAACTACCAAGGCCGCGCCTGCACGATCCTCTTCGGCGCGCTTTCGCCCACGGCCGGGACGCTGATCTCGTCGCCGGTGGCGGTGTTTCAAGGCAAGATGGACGTAATGCAGATCAGCGACGACGGGCAGTCGGCTGACATCACGATGACCGCGGAGTCGCGGCTGATGGACTTTAAGCGCCCGCGCGAGATCCGATACACCGACGAGGAACAACAGAACCTTTTCGCGGGCGACGTCGGCCTCGAGTTCGTGAACGACATTCAAGAAAAGCCGATCTATTGGGGCAACCCGAACCAGACGCAGGCGACGAACTGGGACGGCGGCGACAAGACCGGCACCGAGGGAGCGGGCTACGAATGACGACGACCGACAAGGCCGCGCTGCTCGCCCGCTTCATCGATGAGCGGCGGCGGATGCCGTTTGCGTGGGGCTCAAACGACTGCTGCCTGTTTGCCGCGGACTGGGTTCTAGCCGCGACTGGGCGCGACATCGCGGCGGACTACCGCGGGCGCTACTCGAGCGCGCTGCCTGCGCTGCGCTTCGTCGAGGCAGGCGGCGGAGTCGAGTCGATGGTCGAGCGGGCCGGAGGCGAGCGGATCGATGCAAAGCTGGCGCGGCGGGGCGATGTGATCGCGCGCGAGGTCGGCAACGGCACCGGCCTCGGCGTCTGCATCGGCGCGCTTGCTGCGTTCGTCGCGGAGGACGGGCTGCGGTTCGTGGACTTCCCGCACGGTTCCTGCTGGCGCTTCTGATTTATGCCCGTCTTCGGCACACCTACGGTCTGGATCGCGTTGATGAACGTCTTCAACAACGTTGCGGTCGCGCAGGCGATCACGGCGACGTTGAACTTCATCGCGGTGACCGCGGCCTCGATGGGCGCGAGCAAGCTACTTCAGAAGAAGCCGCCGGGCTTTGGCGATGCCTCGCTAGCCGACCGCACGCAGATGGTACGCTCGCCGATCTCCGCGCGGCAGATCATCTACGGCGAGACGCGGGTCTCCGGCACGATGGTTTACATCTCCACGACCGGAACGAAGAACGAGTACCTGCACCTCGTCATCGCGCTGGCCGGACACGAGGTCGAGGAGATCGGCGACGTTTACTTCAACGACGAGCTTGCGCTGACCGGCGCTGGCTCCGCGGCTAGCGGGCGCTTCGCGGGCTATGCGGAGATTTACAAGAAGCTCGGCAGCGATACGCAGACCGTCGAGACCAACCTCCAGACGGCGACCTCTGGCCTCACCAACGGCAAATGGACAAGCAACCACCGCCTTCGCGGCGTCGCTTACCTGTACGTCCAGCTAACGTGGAACGAGGAGATCTGGGTTGGCGGCATCCCGAATGTCTCCGCGATGGTGAAGGGTAAGAGGGTTTACGACCCGCGCACCGCGACGACCGTTTACTCGGCCAACGCTGCGCTCTGCCTGCGCGACTATCTGACCGACACGCGCCTCGGGATGGCGATGGACGGAACCGAGATGGACGACACGGCCTTCACCGCCGCGGCGAACATCTGCGACGAGCAAGTGCAGATCCTCCCGTCGTCGCCGACGACCTACGAGAACCGATACGAGGCGAACGGCGTTCTATTCACGAGCGCCTCACCGGACGAGAACATCGGCAAGCTGCTCTCCGCGATGGGCGGGCTGATCGCGTACAGCGGCGGCAAGATCGTTCCCTACGCGGGCGGCTACCGAATCCCGACCGTGACGTTGAGCGAGGGAGACTTCGCGGGCGCGGTGCAGATTCAGACGAAGACCTCCGCGCGCGACCGGGTGAACGCGGTCAAGGGCGTCTTCGTCTCGGCCAAATCGGAGTGGCAACCGACTGACTTTCCGCCGCTCGTCTCCTCGACGTACTACGCCGAGGACGGAAACATTCGGTATTACCGCGACGTCGTGCTGCCGTTCACGACCTCGAGCTCCTGCGCCCAGCGTCTCGCGCGCATCGAACTGCGCCGCGCCCGGCAGGAGTTGACGATGACCGCGCGGTTCAAGCTCGACGCGATGCAGCTGCGCGCGGGCGATACGGTGATGATCACGAACGCCAAGTTCGGGTGGACGAACAAGGTCTTTGAAGTGATGGACTGGCACTTCGCCAGCGACGGCGAGCCTCCGCAGCTGGTCGTCGAGATGACGCTGCGCGAGACGGCCAGCGCGGTGTACGACTGGGACGTGAGCGACGAGATCGAGATGGCGACGGCTCCGACCACGACGCTGCCGAATCCGTTCGCGCTCGACGCTCCGACCAACCTTTCGCTCGTCGCCGACGGCACGACGCAACTGGTGCAGGCGGACGGCACCGCGCTGCCGCGAATCAAGGTCTCGTGGTCAGCGCCCGCAGAGCAGTTCATCCAAGCAGGCGGGTCGGTCGGCATCGATTACAAGGAGAGCACGAGCACAACTTACCTGACGTGGGCAACCGTGCCGGGCGACCGCACGCTCGAGTACATTTCGTCGGACGTGAAGATCGGATTGGGCTACGACGTCCGCCTCTACGGACTTTCCTACTTCCAAGTCGCGACGAGCTACGTGACCGCAAGCGTGACCGTGCAGAAGGACACGACCGCGCCGAACGCCCCGACCTCGCTCACCGCAAACGTCGGCACGGGCCGCGCCGTCTCGCTCGACTGGGCGGATAATACCGAGGCCGACCTCTCCGAGTACGGCGTTTACCGCAACACCAGCGGGACGACTCCGGCCAACGCGAACACCGACAAGATCGCCGAGGTCCGGGCGTCGCGCTTCGTCGACACCGAGGTCGCGACCGGCACGACGTATTACTACTGGGTCAACGCTTACGATATGCTCGAGAACGTCAGCGGGTTCTCGAACCGCGCGCAGGCAATTGCGACCGGCGTCACCGCGGGCTCGGTTGACCTAACGCCTCCGAGCACGCCCAGCGCGCCGACGTTCTCCAGCGAAACCACGTACCTCGCCAGCGATGGCACGGCGCTCGCCCGCATCACGCTAACGGCGCCCGCAATGCCCACGGGCGGCGCGCTGCTCACGATCCTATTCCGCCGGTCTGGCGCGAGCGAGTGGCAGATCGGAAATCAGATCGGCAGCGGCTCAATCTCGGTCTCCATCGACGACCTCACACCGGGGCAGGCTTACGAGTTTGCGGCGCGAGCGATCAGCAACTTCGACGTGCCGTCGTCCGTCTCGGCGACGCTTTCGCGGACGGCGCCAAACTACTCGGGCACGGTCACGGCGCCGAGCGGCGCGACGCTTTCGACCGAGGGCGTGAAGCCCAAGTACATTCCCAGCACAACCGTCTTCTACTTCGGCACTCGCGTCAGCTGGACGGCAAACTCGGACAGCGACTTTGCGTACTACGAGATCAAGGCCACCGCAACCAACAGCGACGGCGCGGTCGATTACACTTGGGGATCTGATAGCTCGGCGGGCATCACGCGCAGTCGAGAAAACTTCGTGTTCCTGTACAACGCGACGCTGCAAGCTGGATGGGTCCGCGTGCGCGCGGTCAACCGGACGGGCACGGCCTCGGCGTGGACGAGCGTCGGCAACGCAAACGGCACCGCAGTCGTCGGCACCGGCACGGTCTCAAAGTACAACGACAACGACGTAACCACGACTGGCATCAAGACCGGCGGCGCAGCCAGCACGCGACAGGTCAACGTCCGATACGAGGTCTCCGAAGTTAAGTCGCTGACCGGCGGCGCGGCTACGGAGACGATCAGCATCGACACGACCAACCGCGGGTTTAGCGCGAAGCCCGACGCGGGCTGGATTCAATGCGCGAGCGACTCGAACATCATCGGCGTCTACGACTTCGACAACGCGAGCAACTCGTCGACCACCTCTTACTTTGATCTCCGCACGGTTGACGGGACGAACATCCCGGCGGGCAACCAGCGATTCAGCATCGGCCTTGTCGATTACTCCTGACCTATGGCTCTCCAGAAAACCTTCGTCCTCCCGAGCGGCGTCTCGGGCAACTACATCCGCCTGACGGCGCATCGCTGGGACCGGCAGGCGCGCGAGGCCGTGGCGTGGTTCGCGCTCTACGTGGACGCAGCCGCGGCCTCTAGCGGCAAGGCTCCGCTGACGCCTTGGATCGCGAAGCTGTGGCTGACCGGCGCGAAGTTCGACTCGTACCTGAGCAACCCCGAGCTCGAGTCGCCGGGCGTGCTGGCGCAACTCTACGCCGCGGCCAAGGCCGAGCCGATCAGCTGCGACTTCGGCAGCGACGCCTTCGCTGACGCGCTCGACGTTTAGCGCAAAAAAGATTCCGGCTAAGTCCTTGCCCGCGCGCGCCTTGCGGCGTAGCCGTGGAGAAAGTGCGGTTTGGGCTTCCCTTTGCCGGGGCGGGTCGTATGGTCGGCGTCGCAACAACGACAACCGATGATCACCCAATACATCAGCCCATACAAAGACGGCGCCCGCTCTACCTTCCAATTTTTTGCGCACTCGCGCGAGCTCTGGATCATCAGTCAGGAGAACGGGCTCATCACCAATCGCGCCGAGCACAAGCTCGAGGACAAGTTCGAGTCGGTGCTCGAGTCGATGGACAAGGTCGCGGCCGATGGCGGCTGGGAGAAGCATCAGCACAAGGCCGCGTCGTGATCCGCACGGCTCTCCTCCTCGTCCTCGCCTCGGCCGCGCACGCTGCGCCGCCGGAGTCGTTCTGGCGGGCTTTGCATCAAGTCGAGACCAGCGGCCGCACGGGCGCCATTCTCGGCGACGGCGGCAAGGCTCTCGGCCCGCTCCAGATACACAAAGCATACCACGCCGACTCGCGCGTGGCTGGCGACTACTCGCGCTGCGCTGACCTCGCCTATTCCCGCCGCGTTGCCGAGGCTTATCTCAAGCGCTACGCGCCGCGGGCGTGGGCCGCTGGCGATGTCGAGACGCTCGCGCGGGTCCACAACGGTGGCCCGGCGGGCGCGCGCAAGGCCGCGACGCTGGGCTACGCGGCCAAGGTCAAGGCGGCGATGGAGGGCAAGCGGTGACTGCCGACCTCCGCTCCGAGTTGGACACCGCGCTGCGCGAGGGCCAGACGCCCAAGGAGTTTGCGGCCAAGGCGGGCATCTCCGTCTCGTGGACTTACCGCCTTTCGTGGGAACTCGGCTGGCGCACAATGCACCTGTCCGAGGGCGAGCGTCGGCTGATCAAGCAGCTGCGCGAGGAGGCCAGCCGGTGACCAAGCGCAAACCATACAGGCCGCAGGGCGTGATGCGAAACACGACCGGCGGCGGACACTCCGCGGCGCGGTACACCGGCACGCACGGCGTCGCCGAGCGGAGCGGGCAGTACGTGTACATCCGGGGCGAGGGCTGGCTGCGCTGGGCCGACATTGCCCGCGATGTTGAGCAGGGGTTCCGCGATTTCCTCAACCGCCGCGCGCTGGCCGGGCATTACCTCCCGAGCTTCGACTCGCGGCAAAAGGCCGAGGTGCTGGAGCGCGCAGCCAAAACCAAATCTTCCACCCGATGAACGAACAAATACTAACAGAGTTAATCACGATCCGCCAGTTGCTCGAGCGCGCCATCGCCGCGCCTCCGTCCGCTCGCCCCGCTGCGCCTGCGCTCGCCGGGCAAGTGGCGATCCCGCAGCCGTCGCAGTTGGTCGCCGATCCCGGCGCGGTCTGCGTCCACTTTGGGAAGAACGACGGCCAGCCATTGAGCTCGCTTAACGACCGATCGGTCGAATGGTACGCGACGCCGAAGGAGCCGAGGCTCGGGAACAACGGCAAGCCGTTCCCTCCCCGGCCCGCCGACGAGCAACTCTCGAACGCGGCGCGGCAGCTTTACCACTCGAAGCGCGGCACGCTTGTCGGCAAACCGCCGGTCGCCGAGATGCAATTTACGCCGGGCTCCGCGGCGCCGGACATCGACGAGAACGTCCCCTTCTAAAACTTTGCCCGGCGCCGAGAAATCCCAGCGCCGGGCGTGTGAACAACAACAACCCAAAACGACAACCGAACAATGAACAGCGAAGACGTCAAAGCAGACATCACCACCACGGCCAGCACGGCCATCACCAAAACCGCCAGCCGCTCGCCGATTAACTTCGGCAACCAAGGCGTGCAGCTTGCCTCGCTCGAGGACGCATATCGTTTCGCGAACGCCATCGTAGCGAGCGGCTTTGCTCCCCGCGGGATGGAAAAGCCGGAGGCCGTCCTCGTCGCGATCCAACTCGGCGCCGAACTCGGGCTGACGCCGATGGCCGCGCTGCAAAACACCGCCGTCATCAACGGGCGCCCCGCCATCTACGGCGACGCGGCGCTCGCGCTCGTCCGCGCCTCCGGCCTGTTGACGAGCTACAAGGAGGAGGAGATCGGCGAGCCCGGCAGCGACGCGCACGGCTACCGCGTGACCGCGAGCCGCGGCGACCAGACGACGGTCGAGACGTTCACGCTCGCCGACGCGAAGCGCGCCAAGCTGACCGGCAAGCCCGGCCCGTGGTCGGAGTACCCGAAGAGGATGCTGCGGTTCCGCGCGCGGGGCTACGTCCTGCGCGACTTGTTCGGGGATGTTTTGAAGGGCTTGCGGACCGTCGAGGAGGCGCGCGACATCCCGGCCGAGCCCGTCAACGTCACGCCGCTCGCGGACAAAATCGCGGGCGGACTAAGCACCAACCTCTGATCAACACCCAATGAGCACCAACGAAGTAAAGGCAGCAGTCATCGCGAGCGCCGCGGAGCAGTTCCGCGGGCTGTTTGAAACCCACTACGACGCCATCCGCAAGGCCGCGACCGAGTCGTTCATCGAGGACGACGCGGCCAGCGAGCCCCGCGCCAAGGTCACGGCCTCGGTCGAGTTCGACGCGCTGGCGCAGGCGCCGAAGGTGACCGTGCGCCTCGGCTGGTCGGCGCGCTTTAAGGATGAGAGCGAGCAGGAGGTCGATCCGTTGCAAAGCAAGCTCGGTCTCGAAGGAGGTGCCGCGTGAATTGCAGCGACATCAAAGCGGCCATCAAGGCCGAGGAGCAGCGATTGGCCGAGAAGTTCCGCGCCGACCTCGATGGCATCTCGATCACCATCAGCGCCAAGGAGGTGCGGGTCTGGGGCTACGGGACGCGCGGCAGCGACCGCTTCGCGTTTAAGTTCGGCGAGGGCTCAACGCCCGAGGAGGCGGCAGAGCGGCTGAGGCTCGAGCACTTCCCGTCGCCGGAGCAAAAGATCGCCAGACTCCGCGACCAAGCGCGCGAGCTGCTGCGCTCCGCCGCGGATCTCGAGAAGGAGGGCGCGCGATGATCATCGAGACCAACGCCCAGTATCACAGCAACCCGGCCGTCAGCCATAGCAAGCTCGAGGTCTTCCGCCGCCGCCCGCGCCTCTATCAGATGCGCTACGTGACGCGCGAGCTACCCGCGCCGGAGCCGACCGCGGCCTTCCGCCTCGGGTCCGCGACACATTGCGCGGTGCTCGAGCCGGAGAAGTTCCCGACCCTGTACGCGCAGCGGCCGGAGGGCATCGACCGGCGGACGAAGGAGGGACGGGCCGCGTGGGAATCCTTCACCGCGCAGAATGTCGGCAAGGAGTTCATTGACGGCGAGGAGTGGGCGCAGATCTGCGCGATGATGAACGCAGTCCGCTGCAACCCGCTCGCGGGCCAGCTACTCGCGCAGGGCACGCCCGAACTCTCGTGGCGCGTCGAGACGGGCGCGCTGCCGCTGCAATGTCGGACCGACTGGTTCGCCCACATCGGCTGCGCGCTGACGAACGGGCGACCCTACGTCGCCGACCTCAAGACAATCGACAGCCTCGATGCGGACGCCTTCCGCAGCTTCGAGCGCGCTTGCTTCCAGTTCGGCTATCACCGGCAGGCGGGCTTCTACTTGCCGCTGATCACCGAGGTCATCGGCGCGCCCGTCACCGACTTCTTCTTTATCGCGGTGGAGAAGCAGGCGCCGTACGGCGTCGCGGTTTTCAAGCTGACTGACGAGGCAATCTCCACCGGGCAGGACGAATCGCTTGCCGATCTGCGGCGGCTCAAGATCTGCCGCGAGACGAACGTCTGGCCGAACATCGAGCCGGAGGTGACGGAGCTCGGCCTGCCGAAATGGTACGGAGGTGCGCGATGATGAGCAACCTGCTAGCCTTCACGCTGGTTCTCGTGGCCGTGGTCGCTTACGCGATCCTTACCGCGCAGGACAACGACGGGAGGGGAGACGATGACTAAGCCGGAGATCATCGCTGCGATCGCTCTGGCCGCGGCACTCGCAATGCTCGTTGGCTACTTCTGGGGCGCACGCGACGGCGAACGCCTCGGCCGGGACAAGGAGTGGATGGACTCGTTCTTCCGCGCCATCGATCAGGACAAGCTCAAGCGCGACCGCCTCGGGCGCTTCAAGCAAAAGACGAAATGACCAACCGACGACGCAGCAAGGACGAGCTCGCGCGGCACGACGCCGAGCTCGACCGACTCATCAACGAAATGCACGACCCGAAAACCACGGCGCACCTACTGGGCATCTCGACCAGTCACGCGCATTACCACTACAAGCTCCGCGGGATGCGGCGCGGGTACATCACCGACGAGGAACGACTGCGGATCATCGCGGCGCGGAAGGGGGTGTCGTTGTGAGCTATCCCCGACATCCGAAGTCCGACGCCATCGACCGCGCGCTGCTGGAAATGCGGCCGTGGAAAGAGATTCGCGCGATGCTGAAGATCGGCGAGCGGTCGGTGAACTCAGCCGCGCGGCGCCTGACGATGCTCCGCATACCAGTCACGCGGCAGGAGCGCGAGTGGCTGGCGGAGCGACGCGGCATTGATCGGAGGCTGGTGCCGTGAGCAAGCCCACTCTCGCCGATCTCTCCCCGCGCTACCGCGAGCAAGTGCGCGCCGAACTGGGCCAGATACCGAGGCCGCGCACCGTTTCGCTCGTGCGGGAGCCTGCGGCGCCGGAACCTCCGGCCGTGCCGGTCTCGCGATTCGAGCGGCTGCTGCGCTCGGTCGGCCTGCCTGCGCCGGTGCGGGAGCATCGGTTCCACCCGGTGCGGCGCTGGCGTTTTGACTATGCGTGGATCGAGCAGCGAGTCGCGCTCGAGGTCGAGGGCGGCGTCTGGACCGGAGGCAGGCACACGCGGGGCGCAGGCTTCGTCGCCGACATCGAGAAATACAACGCAGCCGTCGTCGCAGGCTGGCGCGTCGTGCGCGTCGTGCCGGGCAAGCTCTGCGCGAGCGCGACGGTCGGGATGCTGGAGTCGCTGCTACAAAGTGAGAAAAAAGAGCTTGCTGGCTCCGCGTAGGGGCTGAAGTTGCGCGCGTGGGCCGTAGAAAGCCCAACCCAATGACCACACTAAAACAACTTTGCCGCGCGTCGGCTCGGAGGAGTGTCATTGCTCCAATTTCTACCCGAGTCGGCGTGCGGCGTTTTGTTTATGAGAATACGAACCATTAAGCCGGAGTTCTTTATGCACGACGGCCTGCACGACTTAGAAAACGAGCTTCGCGCGCCAGTACGCATTGCCTTCATCGGCCTTTGGTGCGCCGCAGACAAGGAGGGCCGGTTTCGATGGGAGCCGCGGCGTTTAAAGGCGCAGATCCTGCCCTACGATGACTGCGACTTTTCACGCGTGCTCGACGCGTTAGCCACGCGTGGATTCCTCGTTAAGTATCGCGTGAAAGACGCGTTGCTAGGTGCCATCCCTAGTTGGAAAAGGCACCAGATCATCAACAACAAGGAGCGCGCGAGTCAGCTACCGGAACCAACGGAGCACGAACAAGTTGACGCGACGGCTACGCGTGAGCCACGCGTGAACCACGCGTGCCATAAGGAAGGGAAGGGAAGGGAAGGGGAAGGGAACATAATTGCGCCGGGCGAGCCCGTCGCGCAGGCAAGGCCGCGTGACCTTATCTTCGAGGCACTCTGCGAGGCCACCGGCGTGGAGGCGAAGAGCCTCACCAAGCCCGGCCGCGGCGCCCTAAACGCCGCCCTCCGCGACATCCGCGCCGCCTCGCCGGACGTGACCCCGCAGGAGGTCAAGCGCCGCGCGGAGCGTTACTCGCGCAAGTTCTCCGGCGCCGCGCTCACCGCTCCCGCGCTGGCGAAGCATTGGGCCAGCCTCGGAGCCGCGCCGGTCGACGACTGGACGAAGCAGGCCGTCGCCAATCTGAACCGCGCCGAGCCGCCGCCTGAGCCGCAGTTCGACAATTCCTTCGCGGAGTCGCTGCTCGTCGGCATCCCCGGCATCAAAGAGAAATTCGGCATCACGTGAAACCCGACCCCACTTTTGACCAAGACGCCGAGCGCGCGCTCGTCGGCTGCGCGTTCATCGACCCGGCGGGCGTCGTCGGGATGGCGATGAGCTTCGACATCACGCCGGACTCCTTCGTTGACCCGATGGCGGGCACTGTCTGGCGCATCATCACGGCGATGCTCCTCGCGGGCGAGCCAGTCGATGAGACGACGGTCTGGATCAAGCTCAAGATCGCGAAGAACGAGCGCGAAGCCTCGCAGGCTCTGCTGGAGGTCACGCACGACAACGTCGTGGCGATGGCGCACGCAACCCCGACCACCGTGCGGGCGAAGTTCTTCGCGACGCGCGTGCGGCACTGCGAGATCCTGCGCCAGCTGATGCGCGAGGCCGGAGCGATCACGACCAACATCCGCGAGGCCGGGTCTGAGCCTGCCGAGGAGCTCGTCCGCGAAGCTGGGGCGCGCATCCTCGCCATCGAGGCCCAGCAGCGCAACGAGTCGTGGGCTGAGTCGCTCGCGAAGGCCGACGAGGAGATCACGGCGCGCGTGTCCGGCAAGCACGAGGGCATCCGCGAGGGCGCGCTGGGCTGGGGCTTTGGAGAGATGGATCGCGTCTTCGGCACGATGCAGCGCGGCGAGATGGTCGTTGTCGCGGCCCGGCCGAGCGTCGGCAAGTCCTCGCTGGCGCGGCAAGTGGCGCTCCACGTTGCGCTAGCGCAGGAGCAGCAAGTCCTTTTTGCCTCGCTCGAGGTCATCGGGGCGACGCTCGCGCTTAACTTCGCGCAAACGATCTCGGGCATTTCGCTGCGCTCGCTGAGTTCGCGCACGCATCCGAAGGACGTTGAGGCGTTCCGCGAAGCGTCGCAGCGCGTGTACAAGGCGCCGCTCGAGGTCGTCGCCGCGGGCAACGTCAGCCTCGCAACGATGCAATCGCGCGCCGAGGTGCTGCGGGCGCGCCAGACGCCACCGCGGCTCGTCGTCGTGGACTACATCGGGCTTATGCCAGACGCGACGCCATCCCGCGGCGAGAACCGGGCGCAGAGCGTCGGCCGCGTCTCGCGGGCGCTCAAGCAGTTCGCGCTCCGCAACGATTGCGTCGTGATGGTCTTGGCGCAGCTTAACCGCGACTCCGAGCGAGACGAGCGCGTGCCTCGCATCCACGACCTCCGCGAGTCAGGCGATATCGAGCAGGACGCGGATAAGATCGTGCTCCTGCACCGGCCGGGCGAAGATCCGATTACGGGCGCCGCGCAGAGCGTCACCTCGGGCTCCGAGGATCTGCCGACCTTCTACGTGAGCGCGATCCAAGCCAAGGGGCGCAACGACGGCACGGGCAGCGTCGGGCTCTACTTCCGCCGGGCGACGGCGACATTCGCTCTACCAACCAAACAACCCAACCGATGAAAACCAAACCAGACCGGATCAGCCAACTGTTCAAGGCTCGCACGCAAGTGCAGCGCCGCCTCCTGCCGATCCTCAACGAGTACGAGATCGCCTGCCAGTCCCTCGAGGACGAGATCGCCCGTATCGAGGGCAGGGAGCCTCGGCGCGTCGAGGCAATCGTCCGCGTAGCTTCTGGGCTTGACAGCAACTCGACACAGGCTCGCTAGTCGCGCGCGGCAATGGCGAAGGCGAACAACACAACGAAACCCAAAAACATTACGGCTCACGCGTGGGCGAAGCATCAAAAGCTTAACGCGAAAGCCGGACGAGGACGACCAACGTGGAAAACGAGAGCGAGCGGCGGGAGCTAGAGGCGCTGCGACTGGCGGCGCGGGCAGCGCGGGCCATCGAGGCCATCAACGGACACCAGAAATCGCTGGTGCAGGAATTGTCGGAGCGGCGGAAGCGACTGCGGAACTTGATCGCGGGCATCCAGCAGCAGGAGTCGCTGGGCCAGCTGCCGCTCAAGGGCATCGCTGCCGTGGCGCTCTCCGAGCACGACGAGGCGCTGGTGCACGACCCGCTGCGCGGGCTCTGACGTGATCACGTACACGCTTAACAAGAACCCCGTCCACCGCATCCGGTTCGACGGCGCGAGCGAGGCGGCGAAGATCTTGGCCGAGACGTTCGAGCGCCTGCTTGAGCTCGACCAGAACAAGCGCGAGTCGGCATCGCGACTGGTCCGCAACCTCGCGACGCTGGCCGACCTGTCGCCGAGCGCGTTCCGCCTTGTGCTGCGGTTCGGGAGTGGCGACACCGGAAGCATCCTCGCCAGCTACGAGGAGCAGGCCAAGGACCGGGGCTGCACCCGGCAGGCCGTCCACTGGCAATGGCAGCAGGACATCCGAGCCATCCGCCTGACGTTCCCCGAGGTGGCCGAGGTCATCGCCGCATCGAGGGCTAGCGTCGGCCACCACGAGGACGCGATGAGCAGCGCGGACGGGCTACGGCAGGCGATGGACCGCAGGGAGGGCGAATAAATGCCATTTAAGGCACGATCCGGTGGAGGGGGGCGGCAGGGGTACTCACCGCGCAATCGGACAGTCAGAAAACGCACGCAATGGCCGCGCAATAGGGATGCGCACGTTGCGCTTGAGCTACTAAAGCAAGGCGTGACGCCGGAGCAGCTCGAGGACTGGGCGTTTATGGCGCGCGTGCTGACGGACTGTCAACGGGTTACGTCGGGTCGAAAGCGAAGGGGTGGACGATTGGGGACTTGCGTAAGTACCGGGGGGCAGGGGAGTAAGGAATCTTTTACGGGCCGGGCGGCGGCGCGGGTTGCAAGACCTAGCGCAAGTCGTTCCGAATGAAGCGGAAGAGAAACTTGGTCCGTAAATGAGCGACGAAACCAAAAAAGAGACGCAACGCGCTGTTGCCGCGGCGCTTCGGATTTCGACCGAGTCGATTCGGCTTTATCGAAAGCTGAAGGGCGCTCCAGCCGGATGGAACATTGAGGAGTGGCGCACGTTCGTTGAACAGCGCGGGCTAAACAAGGCCAGCAGCGATGTCCTTTCTGAGCTCAAGGTTTTGATCGCGCAGGAGGAGCTCAAGAAGAAGGGGCGCGAGAACGCCGTCGCGGAAGGGCGCATCATCGAACAGGAAACCGTGTCGGATTTCTTGCGCGACTGGATGGCGAAAATGGACTTGCTTCTTTCGTCGGAACTTGAGGTAAATGCGCCTCCCCTGCTGGCAGGGAAGTCTATTCTGGAAGTTCGCGAAGAGATGCGCCGTATCCACGACCGCATCCGAGACGCGACCAAGAATGGCCTTCTGAAGTGGCAGCCGGGGGCATAATGCCTCAAAGCCGAGAAGAACTCCTAGCCAAGAAACGCGCCTATGCTGCGCGAGTGCGTCAGCAGTTGACGCCAGAAAAGAGACAGATGCTCAACGCAAAGTCGCGCGAGCATTACTGGCGCGACGTTGAGGAGAGTCGGCGCAAGGGGCGAGAGGAGGCGCGCGCGAAGTATCGCAAGAACATAGAGGAGTCGAGAAAGCGGAGGCGAGAAAAGGCGCGGATGGAATACGCGAAGAATCCGAAGCAAGTTCTTGAGCGGAACCGGAGATCGCTTGCGAGGCGCAAGCTCGCTGATCCTGAGGGGCTCAAGGCGAAGCGGCGCGCCTACAACGCCAAGTGGCTAGCGGCCAACCCTGACAAGCGCCGGTCGTCTGTCCGCTCATACTACGCCAAGAACCGGAGAGCTTGCTGCCTCCGCTCTGCCGCGTGGGCGAAGCTACGACGCAGCGACGACCCAATGTTTCGCATCAAGACATCGCTGCGAAACCGTTTGCATTCGTTACTGACCGAAGCGCGCACGACTCCGGAGGATGCAGAGGCTCGCCAAATCTTTTTGTGGTTTGAGTGGCTGCGGATGCGGGGCGTTGCAGATTGGAGAGCGAAGGGAATGAGCATCGATCACGTGATCCCGATTTCTAAATTCAATTTGCAGAACGCAGACGCAATCAAGGCGGCGAATAATTGGCGGAACCTTTTCCCGCTTCTGCGCTCGGAGAATTCGTCGAAAGGGAACCGCATCCGGCCTGAGGACATCCGCCGCAACTGGGCACTCGGTAACCAATTCTTGAATGAGTGCCGATCATAGGGAGTGGCTGGATCGGCAATGCGTCTTGCCCACCCCAGATCGCAGGCGCATCTGGGAATGGGCGCACGATGCGATCAGGGAATTGCCTGCGGCCTACGCCATCCGCGGCCGCTTCAACGTAAACAATTCTCCTTGGCTAAGGGAGCCGTTCGATAGTTGCCAAGATTCTCGAATCCGAAGGACAACGGTTCTCAAAGCGGTTCAGTCTGGCGGGACTTTGCTTGCAGAGATTGTGGCCGCTTGGAGGATGGCAAATGACCCCGGGCCGTCGACGTTTACTTTGCAATCCGCCGAGATGGCATCGATTGAGGGCAAGACGCGGCTTTTCCCGCTTTTCGAGTCGGTGCCTCAAATTGCGCGCGTGCTCCCGCGGCCCGGTCCGATGAGAACGCAAACGGAGGTTTTCTTTCCGGGTGGCTCGTTCTTTATTCTGAACTCGGCGAATCTTTCGCATCAGCAATCGCAGTCTGTGCGCTGGAAGTACAACGACGAATGTTGGCTCCCGCAATGGGCTGATGTTTACGAGGATGCTTGCCGTCGCGTGACCGCATTTGAGCAGCAGGGCACCTCGCATATTCTCGACATCAGCCAAGGCGGAACTGATGGCGCCGAGTCGCGGCCTTGCTGGGCAACTTGGAGTTTCCGGCAAGGGTCGATGGAGGAATGGAGCGCGACTTGCATCAAATGCGAAAAGGTCGTGCCGCTGCACTTCCATCAGAAAATGATTGGGGATGAGACAAGGAGGGCCGGAGTCGTCTGGTCGCCAAAGGCAAAGCGCGAAGACGGAACCTATGACGAACAGTTGGCGGCGGATTCGGCTAGGTTCGTCTGCTGCCATTGCGGGCACGAGCACGCCGACAACGACGCGACGCGCGCGCATTGGAAGAAAACCGGACGCTACGTAGAGAGCCGGAAGGATGCGCCTAAGGACTGGCGATCATTCCATTGGGAGGCATTGCCCGCGCATTCAATGCGCCTGCTAGTGCTTGAATACTGCCAAGCGGAGAACTTCTTTCATCAGACCGGAGACGATAGTTCTCGCCGAAAGTTCAAGCAGAAGCGCGAAGCGCGTCCGTGGCTGATGGAAAAGAAGACCGTCAATCTGTTCGTCAAGGACTCCGGCTACAAGCTCGCCGACCACGCGGACGGCCAGCCGATCCCCGACGAGGCCATCCGATTCCTCGCCGTCGACCGGCAGCAAGACCACTGGTGGTGCGAGGTCGGCGCGTTCTCGACCGCGCAGGGTCCGCGCTATCGTCAGTTGTGGTTCGGCCGGATCGACACGCGGGACCAGCTGCGGCAACTCCAGCAACGGTTCAAGGTCGCCGACGCCTGCGTCGCGCAGGACCGCGGCTACCGCCCGGCCGACGTTGACCGGGACTGCGCCGAGTTTGGCTGGCGCTCGATGCGCGGATACGGGCGGCGGACGTGGACGATGCGCGACGAGGGCAGCGGGCAGATGATCAACTTCCCGTTCAGCGATCCGCAGGTCTCCGACTACCGCGGCGGCGACGTTTACTTTTACAACTGGTCCGGCGATTACTTCAAGGACTTGCTGGCCGCGGCGCTTGAGGGCAAAGGCGACTTGCGGTGGGAGATGCCGAGCGACGTCAACCCGCTTTACCTCGAGCACTTGAAAGGCGAGCACAAGGTGGAGGTCCGCACTGGCGTCTGGGAGTGGCGCGAGGTACGCAGCAACGCGCCCAACCACGGCCTCGATACGTCAGCGATGCTCCTTTGTATGGCGACCATCGCGGGCGTGATCCGATACGCGGCTCCGAAGCCGTAGGAAATTCAAACAATGACAACGACTCAGAATCACGACAACCTAGTTCACGTCTTGAGCTTAGGAGCCGGAGTGCAAAGCAGCACAATGGCATTGATGGCTGCGGCTGGAGAATTGCTGCCTATGCCAAAAGCCGCGATCTTTTCCGACACCAAAGCCGAGCCTGCGTCCGTTTACAAGTGGCTGGATTGGCTCGAGACAAAGCTCCCGTTCCCTGTGTACCGCGTGCAGGACAAGCTCGGATTGATTGAGGAGTCCTTGACGTTACGCGCACGAGTTCGGACAGAGGGCAAGCCGTGGAGCAAAAGCTTAGTCCCCGCATACGTGGCGAACCCAGATGGAACTCGTGGCATTATGGGCCGGTTGTGCACGGCCGACAAAAAGATTGCGCCACTACTCAAGAAACAAAAGCAGATCGGCAACGTGCCGAGAGGATGCAAGGAGCCTCGGGTTGTAACGTGGATAGGAATCTCCCTCGATGAGGTAACGCGGATGAAGCCCAGTCGCGAGAAATGGGCAATCAATCGATGGCCCTTGATCGAGGCTGAGATGACGCGGCACGATTGCCTTCGCTGGATGGAAAAGATGGGCTTTCCAAAGCCGCCTCGTTCAGCCTGCGTATTCTGCCCGTTTCATTCCGACAATGAGTGGAGGCGGCTAAAGTCAGAGGAGCCAGATGAGTTTCGGCGCGCCGTGGAGTTCGAGCGCAATCTCCAAGAGGTAAAGCGCAAGTCAGACAATCTGAACGGCGTGCCGTTTCTTCACGGGTCGCTGCGTCCTCTCGATCAAGTGGACTTTGCCACCGACGCCCAGCGGGGCCAGATGGACTTTTTCCAGAACGAGTGCGAGGGAATGTGCGGGCTTTAATCCTTAGCCATTCTCCGTACCCCGACTCGGTCTAGCGTCAAAACGCATTTGACGGGCGCCGCTTCTTTATGGCGGCTGACAATCCGTTTCTCGACGTTGACGCGGCGACCCTTGGCGTGCTGAAGACCAAGGTCTTGGACGCGATTCAAGCGTGCCTCCTCAACACGTCGTACTCGCTCAACGGCAAGTCGGTCACCCGCGCCGATCTGAACACGCTGAACCAGATGCTCGGCAACATCGTGGACGCTATCGAGTACCAGAACGGCAACACGACCGACACGACCTTCGTGAGCTTTACCGGCAACTGACAATGCACACCTTCGACCCGGCAAAAGTCATCTCGCAGCGTCCGTGGTTTGAGCGCGCGCTCGAGGTCGTCGCTCCCGGCGCCGCGCTGCGCCGGATGCAGGCGCGGGTCGAGGCGGCGCTGTTCTCGTACAACGCCGCGCAGACGAATAGGCTGTACGCGCCGATGCAGTACGGCCAGCCGAGCGAGTCGGCGCAGACGGTGCGCGAGCGAGTCGTGATGATGTGGGAGGCGCGGAACCTCGTCGAGAATTGCCCAGAGGTGAAGGAGATCAGCCGCAAGTTCGGCAACTACCTCACGCCGACCGAGTACTCGCCCAGCACGGGCGACCGCGACTACAACCGGCTCGTCAGCGACTACTTCCACGACTGGTGCAAGGGCGCCGACGCGACCGGCCGCAACTCGTTCCGCAAGCTGGTGCAGGTGGCCGCGGAGAACCGGCCGGTCGATGGCGACTGCGGCTTCGTCATCCGCCGCGTCGGCGAGGCGCTCAAGGTGCAGCTAATCCCGGCGACCCGCATCGGCAATCCCAACGACCAAGGAGGCAACTCCGAGAACTACTTCGAGGGCGTGATCGTCGATGACTTCGGCGTGCCTGTCGCCTACCGGATCTACCGCGTGACGCGCGAGGGCGTTTACTTCGGCGCCGAGGATGTTCCCGCGGGCAACTTCGCGCACTACTACGACCCGTTCCGCGTTGACCAGTACCGCGGCGTGACCGACTTCCACGCGGCCATCCAGACGGCGCGGATGCTGCACGAGATCCTGCAAGCGGAGAAGGCGGGCGTGCGGTTCGCTAGTCAGCAGGCGGCGCTTGTCTTCACCGACCGCGGGACCGCCAACGCGCGCAACCTGTTCACTCCGACGCCGAGCGCGACGCTCCCGAACGGACAGCAGCCGAAGAACGAGTTGAGCGAGGTCGGGATGATTAAGTACCTCGGCCAAGCCGACCGCGTGGAGACGATGCCCGCGCGGCCTTCGACTGCCTTTACCGGCTTCGTCGAGCATCTGATGCACGAGCTCGCCATCGCGGTAGGCATCCCGCAGGGCGTGCTTTTCGGTACCCAAAATTACAAGGGGCCGAGCGTGCGCGCCGAGTTCGCCGCGGCGGATCGCGTCTTCGCCCGCCATCAGGGCGTGCTGACCGACAAGGTGCTCGACCCGATCAAGAACGCGGTCATCCTCGACGGCATCGCCCGCGGCGAGATCCCGGCGCCCGCAACGCAGGACGGCGAGACTCCGGTGCAGGCGCTCAAGCGCGCGACCCGCGGCGAGTGGCGCTTTCCGCCTAAACTGTCCATCGATGTCGGTCGCGACTCTGCGGCGAATCTGAACGAGAACCGGCAGGGCGCGAAGTCCTTGCAGGAGATTGCGGCTGAGCAAGGCACCGACGCCTTCACGCGCTTGGAGCAGATCGCGGCTGAAGCCGCTTACGTCGGCGAGCTCGCGGAGAAGTACGGCATCCCCGAAACCTCGATCCGCCTCGTCACCAATTCGCTGCCTTCGACTCCGGCTGCTGCCGCTGCCGCTGGCGAGATGGTCGGGGAATCCTCAGCCGAGGCGCAGGCTGCTTCGAGCGGAACGCCCGAGGACTCGGAGCCCGACCAGCCTGCGACGCCTTCCGAGCTCGCGCGCTTTGCCGCCATCGATCTCACGCCTACCGACGCGATGGCCGCGGAGGCGCGCCGCGGGCTCGAGTGGCGCGAAAAGCACAACCGCGGCGGCACGGCCGTGGGCGTTGCTCGCGCTCGCGACATCTCGAACAAGAAGTCGCTCTCTCCCGACACCGTGCGCCGTATGGTCTCGTACTTCGCGCGGCACGAGGTGGACAAGCAGGGCACCGGATTCTCTCCCGGCGAAGACGGCTATCCATCCGCGGGTCGGATCGCGTGGGCGCTCTGGGGCGGCGACGCCGGGGCCAGCTGGGCGAAGGCCAAGGCCGCGCAGATGGAACGCGAGGAGTTGAGCCGTCCGGCTACTGTGCGCGAGGCTCTCGAGGCCGGACGCAACCGCGCCAAGAAGCCGCTCGAGAAGCTGGCCGAGAAGGCGAGCAAGCTCTCCGCGGTCCGCGAGAAGCTGGGCCAGAACGCGAAGACCGAGGCGCAGATCGAGCAGGCGCTCAAGCGCATCGGGTTCGAGCCGAAGCCTCCCGCGCCCGTGCCTGCGCCCGCGCCGGTCGTCTCGCTCTCGGACGCCCGCAAGATGCTGGCTGAAAAGGCCGAGGCCGAGAACAAGCTCTCCGCGCTTTTCGCCAGCGTGACCGAGCGCCGCGCCAAGATTAAGAACCTCCGCACCACCTGACAATGCACAGCGTTCTCGACGCGATCATCTCCAGCAACGAGCAGTTGGGCCAGCGCGCGGAGGAGTTCGCGCAGCTGCTTGTTGAGCACGACAAGACGCTCGACGAGTTGCTCGAGCGCATCGGCAAGACGGTGCCGGAGATCCGCAAGGAACTCGACGCGCGGCTGGTCGATGCGGTGCCGGGCCTCGTCAGCGACGCCTACGCAAAGTACAACGAAGACCTCGAGGCGCGCTGCCGGGCGGCGCTCTCCGAATCGCAGACGAAGCTTGAGGCCGTTCGCGCGGAGATCGTCGCGCTGGCGTCGAAGCAGTTCACCGAGGCCGAGAAACAGATCGGCGTCACGGCCGAACAGATCGAGTCGCGCATCCTCGGCGCGCTGACTGGCGCCGCCGCCGAGCGCATCGAGAAGCTCGAGCGCGGACTCGTCATCGAGATCCAGCACGCGGTCAACGCGGCGCTGCCTAAGCAGGAGTTCGCCGCGGCGCCGACGCTCATCGACTCGTACCGCGGGCAATGGCGCGAGGGTATGGTCGCGCAGCGGGGCGACCTGTTCTCGTGGTACGGCTCCACCTACCTCGCGCTGGAGGACACGAACGACACGCCCGGCCGGAAGAACATCGGGCGCGAGGGCGCGAAGTGGGCCGTGATCGCGGCGCGCGGTGCGGGCGGCGGTGGTGGCGGCGGCGGTGATTCGCTGCCTTCCCAGACTGGCAACGCGGGCAAGTTCCTCAAGACGGATGGCACGACGCCCAGCTGGGAATCGATCCCCGGCGGCGGCGATATGCTCGGCGCGAACAACCTGACTGACGTCGCGTCCGTCACGGCTGCCTTCGCGAACATCAAGCAGGCCGCGACGACGACGGCCTCGGGCGTGGTGACCTTCGCGACCTCAGGCGAGAGCGCCGCGCTGAAGGCTGTGCAGGCAGACGACGCGCGCCTGTCAGACTCGCGCACGCCGACCGCGCACGCCTCGACGCACGAGGTGGGCGGCAGCGACCCAATCGACTTCCCGGTCGATTCGGTCTTCGGCGCGACGAACACGATCACGCAGGTCGATTACCTCGCGGTCAATACCTCGAGCACCGTAGCCGTCACGACGGCAAAGGCTGTCTGGAGCGCGACCGAGTCCACGCTTGAGCTCGGGTTTAATGCCTCGACATCGACGATGCTGGGGATGGATCTGCACGCGCTGGTCTACAACCAGAGCGGCAGCGCGTTCACTAAGGGCCAAGTGGTCAAGGCGGACGGCTCCAGCGGCACGCGCCTCAAGGCTTCGCTGGCGCTAGCGACCAGCGATCCAAATTCCGCGCAGACCCTCGGAGTCTGCTCGCAGACAATCGGCGACAACGACAGCGGCGTAATAATCACGCAGGGCGTTCTGCGCGGCATCGACACCAACGCCTTTAACGCGGGCGACACGCTTTACCTCTCCGCGACCACGCCCGGCGCCTTGACCAATGTAAGACCGACCGCGCCGAATCACGGCGTCCGAATCGGTTACGTAGTGAAAAAAGCGGGCGTTGCGGATGGCATCATCTTCGTCGACGTGCAGAATGGGCTCGAGCTCGACGAGCTCCACGATGTCTCAATCACCGCCGTCGCCAATAATGACTTTTTGGCGTACAACGCCTCAATCACCGCGTGGCGCAACCGGCAGCTGTTCGACTCCACGGCGCCCGAGGCGCTCGCAGCCTCGGCCACCGCGGGCGTTTCGGTCACCGCGGCGCGCGTCGATCACGTCCACGCCCGGCCGACGTTCGACCAGCTGACCATCGCGAGCGCGACCTTCGGCGACATCCTTTACCGCGACTCGACTTCGTGGGCGCGGTTGCCTGCTGGAACCTCTGGGCACTTCCTCAAGACGCAGGGCGCGGGAGCGGCTCCGACGTGGGCCGCGGCGAGCGGAGGTGGCGGCGGATCGACGAACCTCTGGATTGCGGCTTCACAATGGATACCGCGCACGACGACCGGCGTCGGCGTGGACTCGACGCAGACGACGACCAATCTCCAGAACTTTGACCAGCTGCTCTTCGACGCTGCAACCGATGAGTTCGCGCAGGCGCTCGTCGTGATGCCGACGAATTACAACGCCGGGCAGGTGACCGCGCGCTTTTACTGGACCGCAACGACCGGCACCGGCGCCGTGGTCTGGGGCTTGCAGGGGCTTGCCTACTCCGACGATGACGCGCTCGATACCGCGACTGGCACGGCGCAGACCGTGACGGATACGCTGCTCGCCGCGAACGATATGATGATCTCCGGCGCGACTTCCGCGATCACCATCGGAGGGACGCCCGGCGCAAACAAAGCCGTGCAGTTCCAAATCTACCGCGACGCGGACGCGGGCGGCGACACGCTCGCCGTGGACGCCCGCCTCCTTGGCGTCGAAATCTCCTACACGTCGAGCTGATGAGGTCGCGGCATAGACATTTTAGCTACAAGGCCGCCGGAGCTAGTTTGGCTCTAGATACGCGCTACATCTCTGGCACATCAGACGGAAGCACCGTACAAACTTGGTCAGACATCTCTGGCAATGCGCGGGATGCGACACAAGCGACCGCTGGTTCAAGGGCAACTTACAAGACGGCGATTCAAGGAGGGAATCCAATTCTTAGATTTGATGGCGGAGACTTCTACAATGCGACGTTTGTAACCGGAACAGCATATTCCATTTACATTGTCTACAAACGCAGCGGGTCCAACGCCAACGCCTTTGATAATGCTACCTTGGTCGCATCTGCTGGCACGACCGGAGGCACGGCTGCCAATCAACGGCGCTATCAACTTTATTACGATTCTGCTTCGGGTGGTAGATTCGGGCTTTTTACAAATGCGACCGTCAGTAATTTTATTACTAGGAACGACAACTTCAACATACACTCCGTAACAGCGGCGGTTGGGAGTGGGGATCAAGAATATCTTCTGAACGGAGGCTCGCGTCAAACCGCAAGTGTTTCTGGACAATCTGGAGTTACATCAGGAAGTGTCCGGATGACTGTCGGAGCTTCTTCGTGGGACAATGTGCTGCAATTTGTCGGCGATATGGGACTTCTTATCGCATTTGAGACCGCGCAATCCTCATCGCTTCGCCGCCGCCTTGAGCAATCAGCCGCCTACTCCTTCAAAATCGCCTGCTCGTGACCACTTACCTCACCCTAGACTGCGCGCTCCGCGCCGAAACCGACCCGACGGCCATCGCCAATCTGGAGCGCAAGGGCTGGGTTATTACCGCCCCGCCCAGCTACGATCCGGCCACCGAGCAGCCGCCCGTGTGGGAGAACTGCGCGTGGGTGGTGAAGCCTATTCCCCCTCCCGCGCCCTACCGAGTCAGCAAGGACACGATCACCACCCGCGTGCTGGATGCTGGCAAGCTCCCCGATCTAATGACCCTCATTGCTAGCCTGCCTGCCGAGCAGCAGTTCCTCTGGACCAACTATGCGTGGTTCTGGAACAATAACCAGACCGTCATTGCGATGTGTGCCCAGCTCGGGCTTGATCCGGCGGTCATTTTAGCCCCGGACCCCTACCTGACGTGACCAGCCTAGTCGGCCTCATTCTAGCCCTCTCCAAGGCCATTCCCTTCCTCAATAGGCTCTTGGATGCGGTGCAGGAGGCCCGGTTACTATCCACCCACAATGCCATCGACCAAGCCATCCAGAACGCCCGTAATGGCCCTCCTGTGTGCCCTTATGGCAGTTGTCCTCTCCGGGTGCGCCACGCCGAAGGTGAGCCAGCTCCTCCAGCATCCTGAGTTTCCTGCGGCGGCCCAATTTGCCCCCAATTTCACCGCAGACGCCCTCAAAGCCCTGGCCGATTATGAGCGCAAGTCGTGGTAAACTCCTACCGATGCTCCATCCAAGGGACATTCTTGTTGCGGGGACCCCGGCTGTGGCGTCCATCACCCTTTCCCAGGTTAACCAGATTGCTGGTCTAATTGCCTCTGTGCTGGGCATTCTCTATCTGCTCTGGAAGTGGCGGCGGGAGGCTTGCAAATGAATCCAAGGGACCTCCCCTGCAACAGCCCCCGGCGTGACGTGCAGGGTGGCAAGAAGTTCGTCGTCAAAGCCTGTCAGAATGGTCAGGAAAGAGTGGTCCGCTTCGGGGACGCCAATATGACCATCAAGAAGTCTATCCCAGCCCGCAAGAAGAGCTATTGCGCCCGGTCTGGGGGCATCAAGGGTACGTCCAACAAGCTCTCTGCAAATTACTGGTCCCGGCGCGCCTGGGGCTGCTAACTCTATGCCTGACAACTACAAGTCCAAGAAGGAGAAGATGCGCCACGAACGCTCCGAAGGTAAGAAGGAGCGGATGATGGAGTATGGATCGATGAAGACCAAGAACCACGGCACCAGCCGTAAGAAGTGCTCCTAAAATGCCCCTGACTAAGAAAGGTAAAAAGATCCTCGCCAATATGGAGGATCAGTATGGCTCCAAGGAGAAGGCCCAGCGGGTCTTCTACGCCGCCGCCAACAAGGGCACCATCAAGGGCGTGGATTTCCGTAGGAAGAAGAAGTAATGCCTCTTCTTGCCACAGCCGGCGGGGCCTCTATTAGGGGGTTTCGCCCATATTCCACTCAATCCACGGCTGGGTTTATCTCGGCTTCGGGCGGAACCGTCACGTTTTCCGGGAATTATGCGATTCACACGTTTACGGCTTCCGGGACGTTTTTGGTCAGTAGCGCACCCACTGGTCGTACCATTGACTATCTGCTAGTTGCTGGTGGTGGCGCGGCTGGGTTCCAGAGTGGTGGTGGTGGTGGTGGTGTAGTCATTAAGACTGGCGAAAGCATCTCTGCTGGCAGCTATTCCATTGTCATTGGAAGCGGGGCGGCGAACATCACGGTTAATGGTGGAAATACCACCGGCTTCGGTCATACTGCGATTGGCGGCGGATCCGGTGGTGATACCTCCACTTACGTGGGCAAGAGCGGTGGCAGCGGTGGTGGTGGCGAGTTTCAGCCGGGCGTTGGTGCTGCGTCTGGGGGAGCTGGTTTGCAGCCCAGTTCGTCATCTGGCGGCTACGGCAATTCCGGAGGATCGTCTACGCAGGGCGGTGGTGGTGGTGGGGCTGGTGGGGCTGGAAGCGGCACTACTGGCGGGGCTGGCATTTCCGGCTCTCCGTTGTCTTCGGACATCTATGCGGCTGGCGGTAATGGCTACGTAAATGGAGTGAGTTCGGTGGCTAATACGGGCCAAGGTGGTGGTGCGAATGCGACCAGTACGGCTGGCGGTTCCGGCGTCGTAATTGTCCGCTATCTCTATCAATAATGCCCCGCTATTCACAGTATGGTCGGACTGACACGGTGGTTGGCGATGAGGGGGATGTCTCCTTTCTCCGACTGAACACCCGTCTGCGTCCCGACCAACTCCAGCCTGGCGATGTGGCTGGGTCTGTGAACGGGCGGATGGACGTTGATGGGGCGTGGCAGGTACGGAAGGGCGTGGACAGCTTTGGACCTACCCTGACGGCCAATACGGAGGCGCTCATCCTCTCCGATCCTCCGGTCATCAAGCTGTACGGCAGCACGCCCTACGCCATTGCGTCGGCCACCCGCAGTTCAGCGACTGTCACCATCACCACCTCGGCCAGCCACGGGTTTAGCTCCAACACGCTGGTTAACATCTACGGGCTGTCGGGGACCGTTGATCCCAACGGCAACCGGCTCATCACGGTGACCGGGAACACGACGTTCACCTACACCATTACTGGGGCTACGGGGAGTGAGACCTACGGCGGGACTGGGAATGCCCGCAATCCCATCCTGTCGGAGACTGCGACCACCGGGGTGTACGGGTCCTGCATCTTCTCTGATCCATCTTCGACGAACACCCGCTACATCCTCCGCGCCACCAACAAGGAGGTGCTGGCGGTGAATGTGTCTACGGGTGTGGCTACGTCCATCGCCTATCCGTCTGGCGTAACTATCGGCACCCGGGTGGAGATGCTGCAATGCTTCGACAAGGTGCTGCTGTTCCGTCCTAGCGGTTATGCCGCGCTGGAATGGACCGGGAGCCTGTCCGGCACTCCTGCCTTTACGGTGGTAGCAAATGGCACTTACACCCAGCCGGTCTACTTCGACGCAGCGGGGAATACGACCATTACCGATGGTGTGGTTACTGTCACAGCCACCAGCCACGGCTTGTCGGTTGGGGATAAGGTGTACGTCATTGACCGGGGAGCCTCCGAGCTGGAAGAGGGGGATGTGGCTTACACGGTGAGCGAGGTGCCGGGGCTCAACAGCTTCAAGTTCTACGCCCAGGTGAGGGATATGGCGGCCAATTTGGTCGTCATCTCCAAGAAGGTGAGTAGTGGCCGGGGGTTCGTCCATATGCCCTCCCCGGAGTTCGGCGTCTACCACCAGCGTCGTCTGTGGGTGCCCTACACCCATAACAGCGGGAACCCGGGTACCTCTAGGAACCGGACGGACGAAATCATCGCCTCCGACATCCTCGACTACAACACCTTCGACCAGCTCCAGAACCAATACCGCATTACTGCGGGGGTGGCTGATTACGTTGTCGGCATCGAGCCCTTTGCAGAGGACAACCTTCTGGTGTTCAACCGCAACTCCATCCATCTCATTCGTGGGGTTGGCGGGGCGTTGACGGATACGACCACCCAACTGATTACGACGGAGGTGGGGTGCGTGGCTCGTCGCTCCATCCTTCAGGTCGGCAATCAGGTGATGTTCCTGTCGGACAATGGGGTGTATGCTGCCCAGTTTGGCGACCTCTACAACCTCCGTGGTGCGGGGGTTCCGTTGTCGGAGCCCATCAATAGTTTAATCCAGCGTATAAACCGTAACTACGTCGGAAACAGCGTCGCGGCCTATTTCAACAATAGGTACTACTTGGCTGTTCCGTTGGACAGTTCGACGGTGAACAACGCCATCCTGATTTACAACTTCCTCAATCAGGGCTGGGAGAGCCTGGACACCATTGGTCAGAATGGCTGGGAAATCCAGAACTTCCTCGTCGTGGACAGCGGGGGGCTGTCGAAGCTCTACACGGTGAGTTCGTCGGGCTCCATCCACATCATCGACGAGCGTTCCACGGGGAATGACCGCCTGAGCCTCTTTGCCGGTGTGGCTGCCTCGATTTACCCCATAAATTCCGAAATCACCACCCGGCAATATGCCTTTGGTCAGCTTGGCCGGAAGAAGTTCTCCACCTACGAGCTGCACGTTGAGAGTTCGGAATCCGAGTCCTCAAACGCCACCATCCTGGTGGAGATGGAAAACCCCGATGAAACGGTGTATGTCGGGAATCTTTCCCAGCTTATCGGTGGCCGTCTGCCGGCAGGGGAAGACGCTTCTGCGCGTGGTAGAATCGGCAATAAGCGTGGATATGGCGCACAGATTTCCATCGCCCCTTCGTCTGGACGGTTGAAACTGAGGGCGGTGAAACTGCAGGCGTCGCTCACCGACCCAACCATCACTTCCAAGATTTAATATGCCTATTTTAGCTACCGGCAACACCTTCGCGGTTGGGGATGAGCTTACTCACACCAAGCTCAACAACGCCGTCAACAATGCCACGTTTGCGGCGGACGCGGTGGACAATGCCTCCACTCAGCTGTCTGGCGGGGCTGTAATCGTCAAGGATGGGGGAATCACCCCAGCCAAGCTCTCTACCGGTGGGCCTTCCTGGACGAGTGGCGGGGAGTTGACGGCCACGTCCATCCAGAACTCCCCTATTGGCTCTTCTACGGCCTCTTCCGGGGCTTTTACGACGCTTTCTGCGTCTGGGACTACCTCCATCTATGAGACGGTGGAAAAGGCCGCCGTTTCGGGTTCTGCGCTTACTGGAACCGTTAATTTCAACTGGCTGGATGGGGCGGTGGTTCTGTACACGGCCAATGCCTCGGCCAACTGGACCCTCAATGTGCGGGGGAACAGTTCGGTGAGCCTCAATAATTCGCTGGCGACGAACGACTCCATCACCATCGCCGTCCTTGCCACGCAGGGCTCCACCGCCTACTACCAGAATGCGATGCAAATTGATGGCATAAGTGTGACTCCGAAGTGGGCTGGCGGTACGGCCCCGACTGCCGGTAATGCTAGTTCCATCGACGTGTACACCTTCACCATCATCAAGACCGCCTCCGACACCTACACGGTGCTGGCGAGTCAGACCAAGTTTGCCTAACGCATTAGCAGAGGCCGTAAGGCTCTATGGAGACCTGTTCTCCGCAGCCCACGGCTGGTACACCGCGAATGGATACACCTACACAACTCCTGAGTGTATCCTGCTCTTCAGGCCCTGCCGCAAGTCGGACTACGCCAAACTCTGCTCCTTGGAGGAAGCTGATTGCTGGTGGGTGGAGTTGGCGATTGGCAGCCGCGCACCCGGGGTATTTGCTATCATCTGCCCACATCCCCTTCCTTACGTTGGCTGGCAGCGTGGAATAAGGGACGATCCAAAACCACGATTCTTCCCTTTTCAGAAAGCCAAGAACCTATATGAGCTTCACCAAGGTAGCCGCCCCTCCTCCCGCGCCAGCAGCCGTTGATCCGGGCCAAGCTTCCCTTGCGTTCATCAACGCGATGGCCTCCCCTGAGCTTCAGGGGCAGTTGTTCAATGCTGAGGCCACCTATCGCCCCCAGTACACGGCCCTAAACCAGCGGGACCTCCAGAACACGCTTCTAGGCGTGGCTCCCGGCACCCAAGAAGGGTTCTACGGAACGCTTGATTTGGCTGATATGTCGGCGCGGCGTCAGGCTGCGCTTCAGCAGAGTCTCCAGACGCAGGCTACGGAGTTTGGTTTGGCCCAGCTTGGTGCCTATGCCCCGCAGGCCCGTGAAGCCTATCTGGCTGCCAATCCGCAGATGGCGGCGGCCTTGGGACAAGCCGAGGCTCTTGGCGGGCGTCAGGTTAGTGGCTATCTAAATAAGATGGGGCAGCTGGCGATGCAGCCGGCGTCTCAGGCTCAGGTTAACCCCTACGCTGGGGTGGGTAATGTCAATGTCTACGGCTCTGCCCAGCAGCAGCAGCAGCAGGCTTTGGCTGATGCGCAGCAGGTTGCGGCGGCTCAGGGTGGTCAAGCTGGAGTCCAGGCTCCGAATATTCCCGCCGGGATTGCCTCTCAGCTTCGTAGTGTGATGGCATCCAATCGCGCCGAGGCTGCTGGCGGAAGCCCGGCTGTGGGCATTCCGGGTGCGGTGCGCGCCGATCAGGTGACCTCTGGAGGGGTTCTTACCCCCCAGCAGGTTCAGGCCGAGCGTGTGCAGGCGGAGCGCGTGCGGGCTGGTCAGGTGGAGGCTGGACAGGTGGGAGCTGGGGCTCTCGGACAAAGCCTCTATCAGCAGGCTCTTCAAAACCAGCAGCTCTCCCCGCTTTCCCAAGCCCTCCAGTCCCAAGGATTGGCGATGGCGCAGGCCCCGGGCCAGCTTACGCCTGACGAGCTTCGGGCGGCCACTCAAGGTGCGCGTGAGCGGTTTGCCTCGACGGGTCGTCTGGAGGACATTGCCGGTGTCACGGGTGAGGCTCTGGCCCGTGCGGGGGCTTCCCGTGAGCGTCAGTTGCAGAACTTGGCTGCCGCGCAGGGCATTAATGCCCAGCTTCTGGGAGCCCAGCAGGCTGGTCAGCAGCTTGCGACGGATGTTCTTCGTACCGACATCCAGCGTCAGCAGGCCAATGTTGGCACCCAGCTTCAGGCTGGTCAGTTCAACGTGGAGGCGATGCTGCGGGGCGATTTGGCTAATCAGCAGACTGGTCTCCAGGCCAACCTCGCCAATCAGGATGCGTTCCTCCGGGCTCAACTTGCCAATCAGCAGGCTGGGATGCAGGCGGGGATGTTCAACATCACGAACGCGCAGGATGTGCAGCGGCTCAATCAGGCTGCCAACTTGCAGGCCAATCTGGCTAATCAGGCTAACCAGCAGCGAGGGTTTGAGTTTGTCACCGGCACCAACCTCCAGACCCAGCTCGCCAATCGGGACTTTGCTGCGCAGCAGGCCCAGCAGCGGTTTGCCAATCTGGGTGCGGTGCTTGGCTCTGAGCAGGCTATGCTTGGTGCGGATCGGGCTTATGCCCTCCAGCAGGC